GCTCAGTGTCTCGTGGGCTCGGAGATGTGTATAAGAGACAGGATGAATTAAGAAAGAACCTTTGTATGTTAGCTTCAAGATTGGAAATATATCTACCATTCTGTGATGCTGTATCACGAACAGTAGTTCCTCGAGTAGTTAACCGAAGGCAACCAGGTGTATTGGATGGACCTAATCCAAGTACTCCTGTGAAAGGTGGTAATAAATCAATCCTTACCGAGTTATGACAAAAGAACCCTGGAGAATGGTAAAGAACCGCTCTTGGGATAGATACAAGAAAATTATCACTGACTTCTTAGATTGGGATGCTGGTAGGCAATCCATAACCTGGGCCAAACATGTTAATCAGCTTCTCAGTCATGCCGAAGACAGTATACCTAAATATTATAACATCCAAATCGAAGCATTATGTTACTACAATGCTTTCAGAAACTGGCCTATCAATAAGGCAACTATCACTGGAGAATTGGATGATGAAAACTTATCAATACTAATTTCTAAATCTTATATAGAACAAATCGGTTATCTTACACCGGAGGGTTATTGGGATTTTAATTGGGAACAGGATAGGTTTGTAATCAACGGTATAGTTTATAAGCCATCAGGTGATACTCAAACGGCTCAAGCTAAGGATGAGGCTTTGGTTTTCATGGTTATCCTAAAGAGAGACCGAGATATAAAAGTAGAATTTGTAGAATAAAAAATAAAGTATATGGCAAAGATGTTAGTACTGAGGTGGACACCAATTACTACCAACAACGGAATTTGGTTTGATAGTAACTTGGTTATCCTTAACGGTACCTCTGGAGTTCATATTGAAATGAAAGGTAATGGCAATGATGTAACGGCATTTCAATCGATGACCGGAAACAAATTTGTCACCTGCTTTCAAGATTACTTCGGGGGTATTTGGGATAAGATCATACCTCATCCTGGTATTGGCCAGGTAATTAAGTTCCGGGTAAATAGGCTTCCTGATTATGCTTGCATACGGGGAGATATTGAGGACGGTGGAGATGTAGACCCAGAAAACCCAGATGTACCAAAGAATGCTTTCTGCGGTTCAGAAGGAGAACCTTTCAGAGATATAGACTCTGAATTCCTACTGGGTCGTCAACGTGCAGTAATTAATCCTTAAATTTTTAAAAATATGTATGTAAGTAAGTATTATACCTGCGAAGAAATTGACCAGCGGTTGTTACAGGGTTACTACGATGACTTTGTTCGTGCTGGCTTTGCCGGAACTATTAATGAGTTCTGGGCCTTCGTACTTTCTATCAAGAATAAGGTAGATAAGAGAGAAGGTTATGACTTATCCGAGAATGACTTTACAGACGAGCTTAAGGCTAAACTGGATGGCATCGAGGAGAAAGCCAATTACATCACTAAAGTTTCAGAGCTTGAAAATGACCTCAAGTTCCAAACTGAAGAGGATGTTAAGAAGGCAATCAGTGACCTGGTTGATGGTGCTGATGATGCACTTGATACTCTTAAGGAGTTGGCAGAAGCATTGGGTAATGACCCCAACTTCGCAACTACTATCACTAATAAACTTACCGAGCTTCGTACTTCTCTTAGTGAAGAGATTAATCGTGCTAAGGAAGCAGAAGCTGCATTGGGTGCTGCTATTGCTGCGGTAGATGACAACTTGAAATATGCTGCTGAACAGTTAATCAATAAGATTGATACGGTTAAGGCAGATTTGAAAGCTGACATTGCCCGGGTAGAAGCTAAGGCAGATAAGAATGCCGAAGATATCAAGGACCTCAATGATAAGGTAAACGATAAGAGCGATGAGATTAAGGATGAACTTAAGAGCCTCATCCAACAAGAAAAGGACGAACGTATCGCTGCCGATAACGAAATCAAAGAAAGTGTAAATGAGCTCAAAACTCTTCATATCAACGACAAGGCTGCCCTTGAAGCTAAGATTGCTGAAGAAGTATCTAATCGTACGAATGCAGATACTATTCTGGATTCGAAGATTAATGAGGAAATCACTAATCGCCAGTCAGATACTCAAGCATTGCAGAGTAAGATTGACCAGGAAGCAGTAGACCGTCATTCTGAGGACCAGGTTCTCCACAACGAAATCTCTAAAGAGGTAGCTGACCGTACCAATGCAGATAATGCTTTGCAAGGTAAGATTGACCAAGAGGCTCAAGCTCGTACCTCTGCAGACCAGGTACTTCAGAATAATATTGATTCCGAAGCTACTGCTCGTGCTGCTCAGGATTTGGTTTTGGACCATAAGATTGAGGATGTAAAACTCCAAGGTCAAGCAGATAAAGCTCAATTGTTGGAAGCTATTGCTACTGAAACTCAGGCTCGTAAAGATGCAGATACGGTTCTTGATAATAAGAAGGTAGATAAACGTGAAGGTTATTCATTGACTAAGAATGACTTTACGGATATTCTCAAAGCTAAGCTTGACGGTATCGAAGAGAAAGCCAATTACATTACCAAGCTCTCTGAGTTGGTTAATGATATGGACTTCCAAAATGAAGAGCAAGTTAACGCTGCTATTCAGAAAATCGTAGGCTCTGCTCCTGAGGTACTTGATACCTTGAAGGAAATTGCTGATGCCCTTGGTAATGACCCCAATTTTGCTACAACTATCACTAAGAAGTTAGCTGCCTTAACTGAGGAGATTAACCAAGAGAAGGAAGATCGTATTGCTGGTGATGCTGCAAACAGTGCAGAAGTAGCTACCGAAAAAGCAGACCGTATTGCTGCAGATACTGCTCTTGAAACTAAACTGAAAGAATACATCGACAATAAATCCACTGCAAGTGATACTGCTCTTAATGTGGTTAAGGATAACTTGAACAAAGAAATCCAAGACCGTAAAGATGCAGATACTGCAATCCAGGCAAGTTTGGATAAGGAAATTGCCGACAGAAAGACTGCTGATGATGCTTATACCGTAAGTCTGAATAACGTAAACAAACGTGTTTCAGAATTGGCTTTGAGCATTCAGGATTCTATTAACACTCTTCGTAATGAACTTACGGAACAGGTTAATGCGAATACTACTGCCATCGCTACTAATCAGCACGATATAGAAAGAAACTCAGAAGCTATCACTAACTTAACTAAGACTGTAGGTGATAACTACAAGGAAGTTAAGGATATGATTAACGAGGAAATCGTTGACCGTACCAATGCAGACAGTGGCTTGAGTTCTCGTATTGATAATGTAAATATCGACCTTAACACCGAACGTGTTGAGAGAACCGCAGCAGACCAAGTTCTTCAGGTAAATCTTGACAAAGAAGTAGCAGACCGTACTGCTGCAGATAAAGCCTTGTCTACAGAATTCACGGCTAAGTTGGATAACACCAAGCAAGCTTTGGAATCAGAGGTAGGTAAATTGAATACCAAGATTGACCAAGAGAAAACGGACAGAGCTGCGGCTGATACTGCATTGGGAGCTCGTATTGATACTCTAGAAGCAGGTAATACGACTGCTATGAATGACCTCAAAGAGCAGGTTAAGAATAATACCACTGCAATCAATACAGAGAAAGACCGGGCAATGGCCAAGGAAACTTCTCTTGAGGCAAAGATTGATACTAATCTTCAGAACCATAAGGATGACATGGCTGCTATCAACCAAGATATCCTTACTGAGAAAAATGATCGTCTGGCAGGTGATACTCTGTTACAGACTAATATCGATAAGGAAGCTACAGAACGTGCTAACCAAGATACCCTTATTAATAATGCTATTGCTCAGGAAAAGGCAGACCGTACTGCTGCAGACCAGGCAATGGATAATAAGAAGGTAGACAAGGTAGATGGTAAAGGTCTTTCGGCAAATGATTTTACTGACCTTCTGTATGCTAAACTTGATGGCATTGAGGAGCATGCTAACTACATCACAAAGGTATCAGAATTGCTCAACGACTCGGATTTCCAGAATGCCGAACAAGTAGAAGCTGCTATTCAAAAGATTATTGGTTCTGCACCGGAAGTACTTGATACTCTAGCAGAGATTGCTAAGGCATTAGGGGATGACCCCAACTTTGCTGCAACCATGACTGCTAAGCTTGCCGAATTAGAGAATAAGCTTACTGCCGAAAAGAATTTGCGTGAACAAGGGGATGACAGCTTGCAACAGTCTTTCACTAATTTGAGTACTACTCTTACCACAACGGTAAATGATTTGAGGACTTTCGTTAGTGAAACTCGTACAGAGTTATTAACTTCTCTGAATGCTACCAATGCTTTGGTAAACCAGAACTCGGCAAATATCCAACGTAACTTGGAATTAATCCAGGGTATTCAAGATAACATTAATGGTAATTACACGGCCATCAAGGATTTGTTGGAAAGTGAAATTGCTGTTCGTAAATCTGAAGATATCCGATTGGAGGCAAAGATTGACCAGAATACCTCTGATCTCAACACGGAAAGAGAAGAAAGAATTGCTGCTGATAAAGTTCTTCAAGATAATATCGATGCAGAGGAAGCTGCTCGTATCGCAGAAGATAAGAAAATCAATGCTCGTATTGATAAAGAAATCCAAGACCGTAAAGATGCAGATACTGCTCTGGATAACAAGTTCACGTCAATTACCAATGACCATGAGGAAAGACTGGTAGCTGAAGAAGGTACCTCTGATGCTTTGCCTGATACTATGGTTACGGATGTAAGTGCCATAACTCGTAATGGTACTCAACTTACATTCAAAGTAAAAACTTCTACTAAGGACCAGGAAAATAACCAGTACGGTGATGAGGTAGAGGCAACCAAAAACCTTTTACCCGTTACCCAAACTCTTGCAGGAGTTATGTCTGCAGCAGACAAGGTTAAGCTTGATGGCTTAGACCCCAATGCTATTACAGAAATCTCAGCAGCATCCGATGCCGATAAGGTTACAGTAACCATAACTAAGGACAATGGGTTGAATGATGACACTACTGAAACTTTCGATTTACCGGTAGTATCGGCAGATAAGGCTGGTACTATGACTGCGAAAGATAAGGTAGAATTGGACAGAATCAATACCGCTAACTTTGCTTTGGGTGCCGTTACTCCTAACGAAACCACAGTGAGAATTGCTGCTACTAAGACTAATGTTGAAGATGGTACTACAGTTCAGAACCCAATTACTTTGCCTTCATCAACTCCCGAAAAGGCTGGTGTACAATCAGCTGCCGATAAGAAGTTGTTCGATTCTCTTCCTCCAAAGTTTGTAAGTTATCATCGCAATTCAGTACCCTATGCGGAACATGTAGACCTTGTTTCTCAACCTTCAGTAAAGAATGAAAAGACGGGTATTTATGAAACGAAGGGGACAGATAATATTTCCATACCTAAGGCAACTAAGGAAAAGGCCGGTGTAATGACCGCTGCTGATAAGGTAAATCTTGATGAGACCTTACCAGATGCTATTGCTCAAGAGGTTCAAGACCGCAAGGATGCAATCGAGGCTTTAGGTAATGAATCTACAGCTGCCCTGAACAAAGAAATCCAAGACCGTAAAGATGCAGATACTGCTCTTGATACCAAGTTCACTAAAGCAGTAGCTAATGAAGCAAAAGCTCGTACGGATGCCGACACTGCATTGGGTGCAAGAATCAATAAAGAGATTTCTGATAGAACAGCAGCAGATAATAAGTTGCAGGCAAATATTGATGCTCTAGAAGCTAAACATGATGCCTTTGTTGCTACGAAAGGTAAAGCTAATGGCTTTGCTTCTCTCGATGCAAACGGTACGGTACCTGCTAACCAATTGCCGTCATATGTAGATGACATCATTGATGTATATGCTACCTATGATAAATCGGCTACTGGAGAACTTACGAATATCAAATTGTATTCGGATGCTGCTCATCAGAAGGCTATCACTGGAGAGGCAGGTAAGATTTATATCAATATTACCAATGGTGAACCTCCTTACCAATTCCGTTGGACAGGTACTATCTTTGCAAGGGCAGATGCCCAGGTACTTATTCTTGGGCAAATTACAGGTACTGCTTTCGATGGTGGTAGAGGTAAAGAATTGGAAGACCAGGTAGCTTCTCTGAGAGCTAATGGTGCATCTCATTTTGATAATAACACTTACCAAGCAAGTACAGTACGACTGAATTTCAAATGTTGGTTTGGTAAGGGTAATGTTCAAGATCATTATTCTCAGATTACTGCTGCTACAGCATCCCAGGCTGGAGTTATGTCTGCTACCGATAAAGTTAAGCTTGACACTACTTTACCTAATAAGATAACTACAGAAACTACAAATCGTACCAATGCAGATAATGCTCTTCTTGCTAAGATTAACAGTTTGCCTGACCATATCTTGGGTAAAGATTTGGAGAACTCGGGTAACCTAATTAATCTGATTACTTCTGCTACTAAGTTGTCTATAACTTACTGGTGGGCAGAAAGAAAAGAGGATGGTAGTTTTGCAGTAAACGAATCTAGACATGCTTTCGATATCCCGGCAGCTACACAAACCGTAGCTGGTGTAATGACTGCTGCAGATAAGAAGAACCTGGATAATACCGTAACTGGGCTGGCAAAAGAAATTACCAACAGAACCAATGCCATCAATTCTCTTAGAACAGAATTGAAGACTTACATCGATGAAGCGGTAGGTAATACCGATACCAATTTAACGGCATTGGAAACTAAGGTAAATCAGCATATTGCCAATAAGAGTAATCCTCATGCAGTAACCAAGGCTCAAGTTGGATTGGGTAATGTTAATAATACTTCTGATGCAAATAAGCCAGTATCTACTGCTCAGGCTGCTGCTATTGCCGATGCTAAGGCTGCAGGTACTGCTGCTCAAACCTCTATCAATAACCATGCAGGTAGAAAGGATAATCCTCATTCAGTAACTAGAGCTCAATTGGGATTGGCAACTACCGACCAGGTAGTATTTGCTAAGACCACGGCTCCTTCTGGTTTCTTCAAAGAATCTTCCGATGAAAGATTGAAATCTAACATCAAACCGTTAACCCATACTCTGGAACAGATTTGCAGTATACCTACAGAATCCTTTATCATGGATGGTAAGGAAGATGAGGGTACCATTGCACAAGGTCTGGAAGCAGCTGGATTTAATAACTATGTGGAAGAAGACCCAAGAACTAAGGACTCAGTTCCTAATCCCGAGGAATTCGAAACGGTTGTTATCGATGGTGAAGAATACGTATTGGTAAAACAAGTTAAGTACCATAAGATGTCTACTCTGGCAATCGAGGGTATCAAACTTCTTTACGAAGAGATTAAGGCTTTGAAGGCTGAAATCTCAGAACTCAGAAATCTTAAAGATGTAGATTAATATGGGAGAGATAGCAACATGGAGTGCTGTCAAAACTAAAGTAGGCCTTGGTAAGGATGGTAATGACTGCCCTACCAAGGCTGAATTGTTAGCACTCACCCCTACAGGAACGGGGGAAAGTTACGTTGGCTTGGAAATCTCCAATGCTAGTTCCTATGGTAATAACGAGGCTGTTAAACTTGAGGATATTCATAAGGTAACCTATAAGTATACATTTACTCTTTCTAATACTACTTTAAATTTTACGGCCTTAGGAGGTAATCCTACTAATACCGTTCAAAGATTTGGAGGTACTTCTAATAGGGAAAAGTTTTTAGATGGGGTAGCTACTGGTATTAAAGAAAGTGTAAGTTATAATACTTCTGGATTACCTTCTTGGATATCCTGGTCTGATGCAGGAGGTTGGGTTGCTCAGGAGAACTTAAACCTAACTGCAAGGTCTAAAACAGATGGGGTAATAACCCAACAAGGTTCTGGTAAAACTTTTGCTATCGGTTGGTCTCAGGCAGCAGCCTCTCAAAGTTGGACTCAGACTTTCTCAGTGAACCCAACCTCAATGTCATTTGGGGCAACTGGAGGAACGAAAACATTTACTGTAACTTCCTACAAACAAGAATACAGAAATGGACATACCTATGGTAGTCAAGTTTCCTTAAGTTATACCCGGGCTAATACGGGAGTTACCGGTACTGGTACTTCGGTAACTATGGCAAATAATACATCTACTTCGACAAAGTCGGGTAGTGTAGTATTAACCCAGGCAGAAACCAATAAGAAACTAACAATCTCATGTTCTCAATCTGCTGGATATAGAACTTACAGTGAAATTACCTTAAGTGGTGGAGCAGTATCTGATATCCCTGCATCGGGTGGAACAAGAAGTTCATTTACAACAGTACCAAGTTATTCGCAGACTTGGGGATGGAATGGTTCTACTACGGGAGGAGGTACGGTTACAACTGGTGCTAGTATTTCTTATGGTACTGCCGTTAGTGCAAGTTCTTTGGGAACTACATCGAAGGCTAGAACAAGGGTAGGCTCTCTTACTTGTACGGTATCTCTGAATGGTAAATCGAAATCTACCACTCTCGATGTATATCAGGCAGAGAATAAAATTACCAGTACTACTGATGGTACTCCAGTAATAAGCTTATCTGCAAGTTCATACTCTATCTCTAATTCAGGAGGTAGTGTTAATATTTATGCCAGTGTAAGTATACCTACTACTAACCATTGGAGTTCAGGGTCAACCAGTGCAGGTTCTTCGAAGAGTGCTACACCTACGGTTAGTGCAAGTGGTACAGGCTTTAGCTTGAATGCTGCTAAGACGGTACTTACTGCTACAGAGAACTCGGGTACTTCAAGTAGAAGCTGTGTAGTAACTGCAACCTATAGTGGGGCAACTACTAAGACAATTACAGTTACTCAGAGTGCTGCTTCAGTATCTTATAAATATTACCTGGCTTTTAGTTCTCCTACGGGTACTAAAACTGCCAATGCTGGTAATATTTCTGCTCTTGGTGGTGATACATTAATACCCACAGCCTATTCTTTTAAAACTAAGATAATAAATGGTTCTGAAATAGCCAGATATGCCCTAGATTTAACGGTAACTTCAAAACCTTCTTGGGTATCTTCAGTTTTAATGATACCAGGCTCTAATGGCTCATATAATATTACCGTAAAGACTACTGAAAATACGGTAGATACACAAAGGTCTGGTACCATTAAATTAAGGCAAGCAGAAAACGATGATGATGGTTGGGAACTTACCATCAATGTAACTCAGAATGCTGCTACTATAACCTATGATTATGTATTTCGAATACAATAACCTATGAGTATGTATTTCGAAATACATACTCATAACTACCGATGTAGTGAATATAATTAATGAGGTTACTATGCAGAAACATAATGCCTTGAATATACTTAACAATCGACCAAAGTTTGAGGCAATTGTTTCTGAATGCGATAACATTCTCAATTCAATTAACCAATCACCTTCTGCTCCAAGTAAACCTGCTCCAGGGTTTGAGGAGTTCCGTCAATACATGGATCAACGAATCTCCACTCAAGAGACTCTGTTACAGAGAATTGCTCAGGAGCTGGGATTGGATAAACCTAAACAACAGTAAGAATTATGCCAAGTAAGTCGGTTAATATTAATCTATCGACCCCAATTGGTTCACTAGAAATATACGTAGATAAACGAGAACAAGCTCGTGCAGAAAGGTTGATTGCTCAAACCCCAAGTATCTTAACAAAAGGCTATGCGAAAGGTACAGAGAAGTTTGGCAATCAACTTCTTCGTATAGTAAGGCGTAGTTTAAATACGGGTATGCCTCCAAAGGGTTCTGGAGTATCTTGGCCACCCCATTCTCCGGGTACCATTAAGAAGTATGGAGAACATACCATGCTAAACCTTACTGGTCAATATGCAAAGTCCGTTACCATAGTAAAAGGTAAGAAGAGGACTTTTGTAGGATTACCAATTGGAATCAGGAAGATTACCTACACAGGTAAGACTTCTAGAAAAACTTTGAATCAGATTGCTATCATGCTCGAGTATGGTAGTAGAGATGGTAACTTACCACCTCGTCCTCTCTGGGGTCCTGCATTTAAGGCTGCAGGTGGAAAGGCGGCCTTACAAAAGGAAATACGAAATGAAATCAGAAAAGAAATAAGGAGGGTAAAATAATGGCAGCAGATTTTGAAATATCCGCATTATCCGGAACAGGTACTGCCACTATTCGTGTAAAACCGAAGGCAATAAATGAAGACCGAGATAATATCAAAGAACAGATTCTCAAGGTAGTAGTTCAGGGTGTAGAAAGGGAAGTAACCTTGGTTCAGAAAGCCAATACTACTCCTGCAGAATCCTGGAATACTTATTGGAGTATTTCTCCAGACGTAACTACTCATACCTTTGATGGTACTAAAAAAGGTGAGACTTTAGAGATAGAAGTATATAGCTATCAACAAAAGTTCCTCAACAATGTACCCCAGGATGAATATCGGGCAGTAGATTGGAAAATCGAAACTACGGTAGATTGGTTAGAGGTAACTCAAGAAGTAGGGGATAATAACCCAGGAAAAGCTATTATCAAAACTCTATCGAGAAATAGTGAGTATCAGTCAGGTACTTATGACCCTATCGAAAGAACCGGAGTAGTTAAGCTAATTCAAAGCGAAAAATTTGAGAAAGCCCTTAATATAACCCAATCTCCAAGTGTTAAAGTAGTTACTTATGAAATTAGGCCAGTGGCAGGATTGGGTCACTTTGTAGCAAATAATCCTGCTGTGAAGACTGCTACCTTTAGAGGTTACATGGTGTACACTATAAATGGGGAAGAGGTAGCTACGTTTATTAGGCCCTTCAGAGTACCCAAGATTGGGGAAACAGTTAATGGTAATATCACAAATCCAAGTGGAGAATCCATTCCTTGGAAACTATGGTTTACGAATTATCCTGCAGCAGCAACTACCAGTGTTGATCAATTAACCTGTACTGTTCATTATGATAGTAGGTTTTTTGGAATTTTATACACTATAGTAGTCGATGCTCAAATACAAGTAGGGGATGGCCAAGTAAATTGGGCAAATGCAGATGAAGGACTTAGAGTTATCCCTGACCAAGCTTAATTATGGTAAATTCAGAAGAAGTAGTTGAGAGAACATTCTATATATGTCTCCTCAGCACAATGCTAGAAATGGGTCTTACCTTAAATCCCGAAGACTTCTTACCTTTGTCTCAAGAAAACGAAAAACGTTTCGCAGAGGCTATCAAGGGTATGCCTAAGTTTATACCTTTGTTTGGTATAGGGAATAATCAAGTAAAAGGACCTAAGACTCTTCCCAGAATAACAATCGAACTGCAAGGTTATTATGCTGGTGATATTGGAGTGAACAAATATATCATCGGTGATAAGTTAGAAGATGGTAATTACCAAGCTTCAGAGTTTCCCTATGAAACTAAAGATATCACAGTTGATATACACCTCGTTTCTCAAACACAAGCAGATATGAGATTATTGCATACAATCTTATATACTGGCTTACCTGCTAGAGGATATGTAAGACCATACTTTAATGACTTAGAGGAATGGAGCAAGGGCAGGCTTGACCCAACCGGAAACCTATTCATTGAAATTGGTAATTATTATGATCATCCCGATGTAGAACATGGTATACTTGAGAAGGTATATACCTACGTATGTAAAGATGGTATTCTCCCAGAAAAGCTTTTGGAAGAAGGTACACTTACACCTATCAAAGATATTACTGCTCTCATTGGATTGTTCGAACAAAACGAAAATGAAATGCTAGAGTTGAAGATACCTAAGGAATAGGTACAATACTCTAGGGTATAAATTAAACGAGTAATTAACTTTAATCACAATAGAATTATGCCAACTTCACCTCATGTTGATTTTAAGTTTAAGAACAACAATGTTCTTCAAACTACTCCCATGTTAGGAGTTTCTTGTGTATTGGCTAGAACTACTAAAGGTCCATACGATGACCCTTCAGAAATCATCTCTACATTCTCTCAGTTCCAAAGGATTTATGGTTCTGAGATTGTTCCCGATGGTTCTGTATCAAATATCGAAAAAGCCTTGACAGGTGGTTCTAAGCTTCGTGTTATTCGAGTACTTGGTAAGGGAGCTACCCAGGGTACAGTGGCTGCAACTGCAGCAAGTAAAACAAAGGCTGCTGCTAAATCTGAAGAGGAAGGTATAGTACCGGCTTCTGCTACTCCAGACTCGGCTAAACCTTCTGCTCTGATTACTTTCAAATCAGGTAGTACTACCTATAGTTTTGGATTAGTAACTAAGGGATATGGAGACCCAATTGGTAGTGCTAATACTTTCCGGGTTGGTTTTTATAAACAAGCTAATACCTTGTATTATAAAATCTATTCGGCTAATGGGCAAGTACTTGAACAGGGTCCAGTAATAACCTACAAAACTGCCGATGATAACAATAATACTTCGGTAGATTACCTTGCTCTTAGTGCATTTGCTAAGAACTCGGAATATATTAAGCCGGTAATTACTGCAGGTTCCTCTTTTGAAAACCTAATTAAGTGGCTTACCGATGATATTGATGGTACTAAGAATGCTATCACTATTACCGTGGGAGATGCTGCACCCTCCGAAACAGAGAAACTGTTTAATGGTACTATCGGTAGTGCAGGTTCCACTCCAACTGCCGAAGAATGGATTACTTCCTTGGGTTTGGTAAAAGATTACACCGACTTCTACCAATTATTTATTTCACATATCTCTCAACACCTTACTACCGATTCAGATGTACTCAAGGTATATAAGGCTGCTGCAGATATGGCAAAGGAATTGATGGAATGGGTACTGTATATCGAAGTTCCCAAACATTTAACCCATTATACTCAAGGTACTCAGGCAAGAGATTACAAAGCTCAGGTAACTTGGGTACAGACTTGCCTTGGTACTGTAGGTAACTCTAAGTACATTGCCTACTTTGGTGGTGGACTTAAGTACTACAACGAAAATGGTAATCTTCAGGATTCCGATGTAGTGGGTACTATTGTTGGTTTGGGAGATGCCTCTGCTACTCAATATGGTCCTTGGAAATCCTTTGCTGGTATGAACCGAGGAGTTATTGGGGATGCAGTTGGTCCAGTATGCCCTAACTATGGTTCTCCTTCTCGATATAACGAACTGAACACCCTTGCTCAGAATTATATCAATGAGATGGTAATCAAAGATACTCCAGATGCAGGTAAGCAAACCATGCTATGGCATTGCTTCTCTTCTCAGGTAAAACAAGATTCAGAACGATTCCTTTCAATCGTAAGACTGAACTTGTATCTGAAGAAGTTTCTTCGCCCTGTACTTAACAAGTACATTGAAGAGCCTAATGTTTGGAGTACTTGGAAGAGAATTTGGTTGGAGGTTAAACCTACACTAGACTCTCTGGTAGATGAAGATGCCATGACAGAATATACCTGGATGGGTGACCAAGATGCAACCTCTTGGGATGATCTCTCAGTTAACAACGAGGCAGATGCTCGTCAAGGTAAGTACCGTGCTATCCTTAAATATAAGGATGTAGTTCCTATGCAAGAGGTAACTATGGAGATTGTAATTGATGCAGCTTCCAAGTCTGTATCAATTGTGGAATCAAGTAATAACGCTTAAACAATTATAACGATGGGAGCAAAAGTAAAAAATCCACGGAAGAAGTTCTTGTGGAGTATCATGTTCCCCAAGCACCCTATCAATACTTATCTGTTCCAAACTTGTACTTTGCCAGATGTAGAGATTGACCAGGTTGCTCATGGGGATGTCAATAGAGACGTTAAAACTCCAGGTAGGGTTTCAGTTGGTAATCTTATCGTAGAGAAACTTATGACTACTGCAGGTTCAGATACCTGGCTTCATGATTGGCTTTATGCTTGCCAAGATATGATTGCCGGTGGGGGATTACCTCCTGCTCAGATATGGGAAACTGCAATCGTAAATGAACTTGCTGAAGACGGAGTCTCAGTTCTTAACACCCATATCTTCGAAGAGGTTTGGCCCTGTAAAGTTACTGGCTTAGACTTGGACAGAATGGCTTCAGAGAATACCATTGAGTCCATTGAGTTCTCAGTTGGTACTGCAGATAAATACTAATTCCTTAGTCTATTTTCACTAAGATTTGGTGGAGGGGTGGGATTCCTGAGATAGGATGTCTCACCCCTTTCTTGTTGTTATAGGGAATACTATGAACATTTGTAAACATAAAAAGTAATTAACATGGAATTTAGAACATTTGGATTTATCGGACCGTCTGGTTATAAATACCAGATTAGAGAACAGAATGGTGCTGATGAAGATATTCTCAGTAACCTTTCAGACATGAAAACTTTGATGAACCTTACCAAGTTCATTGCAGCAATCGTAGTAGCTACAGATGCAACACCCAGTGGGAAGTTAACCATTGAGAATGCACTTAACTTACCAGTTAATGACCGGTACTGTATTATCTTCAATTCTCGAATCTTCTCTTTGGGAGACGAAGTAGAATTTGAATATGATTGGGGAAAAGAAGGAGGGAAGGTTATGTATGGCCAAGATCTTCACGAATATCTTTTTGATTACGGTCAGGTACCTTCTGAAGAAGAGCTCAAGGAAAAACCGGATGCCATTCCTTTCTACCCGGAAGGTAAAAAACTTACGGACCATGAGTACACTCTCTCTTCAGGTAAGCTTATCAAATTCGACTGTATGACTGGTAAAGGAGAACAGATGTTCATGGCTTTGCCTATGGAAAAACAAACAAAGAATGCTCCTCTCCTTTGTCGTAATCTTTACTTGAATGTAGATGGCAACTGGGAGAAGGTATCAAACTTTACACCATTCAGTGCAAAGGATATGGCTGAGATGAGAAAGTATATCCTATCTATAGACCCAGTATTCAAAGGGGATTCTCATATCACCCATCCTGAGACTGGGGAAGAAAGAAACTATCCTATAGCTTGGGCACCTAATTTTTTCTACCTGACGGAAGAGTAAGTTTAGAAAGTGATTTTGTTTATATCACTAGAGCCGAGATAACCTTAGATTATTTCGGCTTTTTACGTCTTCCGTATAGGATAAGAAAAATATTTAAGGATATGGCCGAGCAATATTATAAACAGATTAAAAAGAAAACGAAATGATAAATGCCAGTAGGAGTGTAATAGAGGTCGGTGTTGCCATGGTTTTAAGAGACCGATTCTCTCAGGAAGCTGGTAAGATATCTGGTTCATTTAGAACTATGATGAACGATATGAATACCTGGAACCGAGGTATTCAGATGTCAGCTTCTAATTCACTAGACTTCGGAATGCAGCTCGTAGGGGGAATGGCCAGGGCCTATAAATACTCTGCAGGTGTTCAAAATGAAGTTTGGACTGCTTCGAAGATTGCTGGTGCTACCATTGCAGAACAGAAGGAGATGTTACAATTGGCAAAAGATGTCAATGCTATGACACCTCTTACTGCTTCGGATGTTGCATCAGGACAAAGATACCTGGCTATGGCAGGTAATAAATTCGATGCTATTAAGGAAATGATTGGGCCGGCTTCTAAGCTGGCTTCAATCTTTACAATGCCAGTGGGAGGTAAAGGTGGTGTAGCTGACTTGATGACTAATATCATGTCAATGTACCAAATCCCAATGACTGAAGCCGCTAGAGTAACCGATGATTTATATACTGCAGTTACTAATGCAAATATATCTTTACAGGACTTAGCTCAGTCCATATCTTATGCGGGAGCAGATATGGCAACTGCTGGTGTAGACCTTAGGCAAACTGCTGCGGCTATTGGTGTATTGGGAGACATGGGTATACAAGGTTCTATGGCTGGTACCTCTCTGGCAAATATGATACGTTACTTACAACTATCTCTTGTTAACCAAAAGAAGAAAGGCTATAACGCTTTAGCAGACATGGGCTTAAGTCCAGATGACTTCTTCGATGCTCAAGGTAATCTTATTGACCTGTACTCTGTATATCAGAAGTTTGCTAAGGCAGCAGCAGATATGCCTTCTCGTGTCGAAACCCCAACATTCTTCAATATCTTTGGTGTTCGTGGTAATCGTGGTATGCTCCCAGTACTTAGAGACATTGCCTCTGGTAGAGATAAAATGGGACAGATACTTGCTACCTATAATAAGAACATGGGTGCAGTTAACCAGATGAATGAGGAAAGACTTAAAACCGATGCAGGTGTAATTGACCGATGGGAATCCTCACTTGAGAACTTAACGGTAACTGCAGGTGCTGCAATGGGTAGAGTATTTACTCCAGTTCTCCAATTCGGAGTTAAGTTCCTGGACATAGTTAATTCTATTTCAGAAACTTGGGGAGGTAGTTTTGCTTTAAGAGTAGCTGCTACAGGTGTAGTAGTAGGTACAATAGTTGCAGGCTTTAGGACTGTACGAGGCGTCATAAGGTCAATAGGTTACCTACAAACTATAGCTACTGCTTCTACCGAAGGTATGTCAGCTGCGGCTATAAAGACCAATACCCAATTTGCCATCATGGAAGCTCACATGGTAAGCATGGTTAACCTTATGAGAACTATGGTTCAACTCCAGATGATGTCAAGTGGTATTGGTATGAATAGCAAGGGTAGGTTCTACAATATGTCAAATGGTAGATATGTTAAAACACCTAACCCAGGTGTACCAATGGCAACTACTATGGCAGGTAATCTTATGGGAGGTGCAGTCGGTGGAGCTGCTGCTAATGCTGGTAGTAGAGCAGCAGGTCAGGTTGCTGCTAAAGGTTTAACTGGTATGATGGGTAGATTTATGGGGTTCTTAGGAGGACCCTGGGGTTTAGCCATTAGCATAGGTTTACCTCTATTAATCGAGGTAGGTGGTAGACTTATCAGTTCGATAGATAAAAATACCGATGCTCAGAATAACAAGGAGGATGACCCCTTAGCTATCAGAGCTCAGAATGAAGAAAGGTTTATCAATGCCATGAAGTCTGCCATCAGGGATGGTTTAAAAGAGGGCAAGATTGGTATTACAATTGATGGGCAATCTATGGGTGACTATTCCCTTGGTAGTCAACAGGATTATACTGGAGTAGTATTAGGATTATAAACTAAAATATTATGGCTAGAATATTAGGACAGGCAGCTGGTAAAGTTGTTGAAAAATACAATGACCTTACTCGAGATACAGCAGGTGTTCTTACTGGCCCTTTGAATAAACTTTGGAGAGCTCGGATATTACTTAACCGAGCTACTTCTACTCTTCCAAAAGATAGTGCTCTCAAGGGTAAAATCTATGACCCTAATGGGGTACCCGGAGAAGCTCAGATATCTTCTAAGAACCCAACTCTGAACAAACAACTCCAGGCAAAATGGAGAATGGAATTACAATTTCCAAGGATGGAGGAAGGGGAAGGAGTAGACCCAGCAAAGGGTAATAAGAATACCACTAACTACAGAAACTTCGAAGTAAAGGCAGGCATCCGATATCAAAACGAAGTACGGATTTATAATATGTCTGCTAACCCAACCCAATATATTACTTTACAGAATCGACCTCCCGAATTAGATTTTCGAGGAGAAACTACTTGGGCAACTATTAAGTCTATGGGTCGTAATACACCTATGTATCATTTCACGGGAGCTGAAGATATCATTCAATTTAATGTATCTTGGTTCTCAACTACTTTGGATAACCCAGAGGAAGTGATAAATAAATGTAGATTACTTGAAGCCTGGACGAAGGCAAACGGTTATCAAGCAGCACCTCCAATAATCCAAATCGAGTGGGGAGATTCTGGTATATTCGAAAATCATTATTATATCCTTACCTCTGCAACCTATACTCTGAAGAACTTTCAGAATGGTTATAGAGTAAGGGTACCAGGTAAACCTGCTACATTTGGCAATGGTAAGTTATTGCCTGCAGCAGCAACTCAGGAATTAATCTTCAAGAGAGTAAGTGCTTATAATTTATCCTATGGAGATTTTATTAATACTGATTCACTTAAGAAGACGGAGGGCATTAAATATGATTGATACATCTCAATATTTAAAAGGTGCAAGTCCCTATAACCAGGCCTATGTTTTAAACTATGGCGATGGAGATTATTCTTTAGAGGCAGTACAGACATCAGTACCTTCTTCTAACGATGATCTTCAACATACCGTTAAGGATGGTGAGACTTTGCAGAATATTGCTTATCGGTATTATGGGGATTCTGGTAAATGGTTTCTAATTGCTGAAGCAAATACTATCCTCAATCCATTTAAGGAATTAGAAAGTGGAACCATTATAAAAATCCCAGTGTATGCCGGCTAAACAGAAACCTATATTGTATAATGGAATGGGCCAACCTTATTTGGCCCTTTTCGATTTTAAAGGAATGCCTATTAAGAATCCTCTTACGGGCATTCCTCTTGGAGCGTATATAAGTACCTGGAATTATAAATACGATGAAGAGAAAGAGAATTTGGCTACCATCACTTTTGATACTGGCAATCCAGATACCGTAGATATCGAGGCTTTACAAGAGGGTCAGGTAATCTGCCTTCAGTGGGGTTATATTTATCCCGATGGTCAATTCGTATCTGGTCCCATAAAGGTAATCAAGGTAAGGGACTTCGAAGCTACTTTTGATTCTACAGGTACTCATGTAACTATTAAGTGCATTGATTCCACAGGTGATTTAAGGTATCAGCCTGCTTATAACTTTTCGGATATGGAAGGTTATAAGTTATCTACCTTCTTGGACAATGGTTGTGATAATTCTACTGGTGTAATCATAGAAATCTTTCAGTAATGGAACAACAGATAATAAGTAATAAAGTATATGAGTCACTACAAGTGCCTACAGAAAATACTCGAACTACTACTGGAAAGGTGCTTTATGCTAACCGGTTTAGTGGAGTAGCTCAAGTAGCTATGCCTGAGGATTTAAAGGCTTTAATTGATAGCGACTTTGGTTTGGTGGGTAAGAATATCTTGGTTCAATTAGAACAGAAGATGAAAGGTTATACTAATGGGCCTTGGTATGTAGATTCCAGGGATGGAGTTATCTATATACATAATCGTAAGTTCAATGAGGAACCAGTTCATACTTATACCTATCAAGGTGAGAATGGTGAGGTACTTAGTGTATCTTTTGCCATGGAGAACATTACCAAAAGAGTTAAGGCAACTCTATCTCCTTTGGTAAGTCCAGAGACTAAAGACTTAAATGTAGTCACTACAGGTATAAAAGAACCAGAAGATAACAACTTACCTCAAGTAATGCCCAATGAGGCAAATGGTGTATACTACAAAAATTGGCATACTTCAGTAGGTAAATATGGGGCAGAGAATAATCCCGAAGATATTTGGAAAGTACGAAGTATTCAGATAGAACATGCTCTAGCTAATGATATGAATTTCAAAGCAGCGGTTGCAGCAGAGAAAGAATTGAATTACGATTGGAATAGTGACGTAGCTGAATACAATGCTGCTAACCCTGCAGAAGCTTATAGGAATGGTAAACAGAAATATCTAGATGAGATGAGCCTTACTGAACTAAAAGAAGCCATCAATCAAGCAGTTTCTAATTTACCAAGTGACCGTAAATCTGCCGTACAACAAGCATTACGTAATTCAAAAACAGGTAAAGAGTTAGAGGCTAATCTTTATAAGATATTGAAGAATGAGAGGTATCTATTTGAAGGTGAAGACCAAATGACTTACATGACTGTAGAAGATGTAGACCCAAGAGATTATGACCCTCAACATGCTAATAAGGGAGGTGCTACTGCTTGGGGATCTGAAGACATGGCAAGTGTAAATCGAGGTATACAAGCTTTAAAAGATGACCCGTATGCAATCGTAATAGATGACACTCCAGTTATCAAGTATAAGAACCCTCTTAATCAAAGCTTGGGAATTTACAATATCAGTGTGAAAGTACAACATTGGAAAAAGGCTAATATGGATGTGCCCATCTATAAGCTTTATCATAACCTATTTGGTAGATATGGGGGAGCCGATAAATATGCTTGGGCAGCTAATGCTAATGCTAATGGCGGTTTAAAGCATACAGAGAAACGTATTGTATGTAAAATGCAAGTAGTGGGCAGACCTTCTCTAGCATCATCTCAGATTATCATAATTGAGAATGTAGGTAAACGTTGGTCAGGACCTTGGTATATTAAACAGTGTACTCACTCTATGGATGCAGGTCAAGGTTATGTAACTAATTTAGAATTAGTTAAGAATGCTGGTAAATCAGGTTCAGTTACAGCTAAGTCCGGTTTATCTACTCAAACTATTGTAGCCAATGAAGCTAAGGCAAACAGTAAGACGGATAAGGGTAAAGATAAAAAGGCTTTGAGTAATACTAATGAATTGGTACTTGACTTCACCTATAACGAGGTAGTATACTTCGTAGAGAACTTCATGGACAAGAATGGTCAATTAAAAGACTGGAGAGCTGCAGATGAGTTTATACGGAAGAAAGCTTACTATACCGAAGTAGTTGCAAAAGACCCACTTGAAAAAGCCGAAGGTATGATTATCAGTGAAGGTAATCTTACTACATCTACCGGTAAGTACATACCTGGCAAGATTACAATCAAGGAAGTTCAGGTGCCAGATGATTATTGGGTTAAATTTGATTATCAGGCAGTGGCCATGAAGAACTTCAAGGAATACCTAAAGAAAAATAAGATTAAGTAATTATGGGATACGAAACTGCAAAGATAATAACCGAAGAAGGCCTAGAAGGCCTTGGTAGGTACTACTCAGTTTATCGAGGTATAGTCATAGACAATGAAGATACTGAGAAGAATATGAATAGGGTGAAAGTATGTATCCCAGAAGTAATGGGAGGTACTTTTGCATGGGCCTTACCAAAAGGACAACATGGTTCAATTAGTACAGGCTTCAAGTTCTTGGCTCCTAAGATAGGCGATATAGTTTTTGTTACTTTCGAATTCGGAGACCCAACTAAACCTCTTTGGGAATATCATGGATGGGGATTACAACAAATCCCTGAACCCTTGAATGGGCCCAATAAGATGGGCTTAGTTACTCCAGAAGGTAATCTGATTGTTATTAATGACGATGAAGGAACTCTGAACTTATACTTCAATGGTACTGTGTCAGTATACTCTGAATCAGATGTAGTGGTGGCTTCTAAGAAAAGCATTGGTATTAACTCAGGTGATACCGTAGTAATAAATGAGGGAGAAAATAGAGGTATCATCAACATCGAACAGCTAACCGAGAAACTAAACCAAACGGTTAAGGAACTCGAACAATTAAGAAGTATGTTCAACTCTCATGTACACTCAGGTGTAACTACTGGACCAGGTTCTTCAGGTCCTACTGTAACTCAAGTAACTAAACCATTCTCACAATTTCAGATTGATGATTATGAGGATAAATCTTGTATACACTAATGGAAAAGAATTACTTCACAGATATAGTTGGTATAGGAGTAACGTTTCCTATTCAACTTACTCGAAACGAAAAGGGAGAAACCGGTTGGTACCCAGTAAATGGGGATTTCAAACTTATCCGGGATAATATAAGTGCTATCCTATATTACATGATTGGCCAGAGATTTCGACAGGAAAACTTTGGTAGTAAACTTTGGCAATGTATTGAGGAACCAAACTCACAAGCCCTAAGTTTTATAATTAAAGAGTTTTTAAAACAAGCCATAGGTGCATGGGAACAGCGAATAACCTTCCAAAGCATCACAGTTACTAGAGTTGATGCAAAAATACATATAGAAGTAGCTTATGTAGTAAATGGAACAAATTCTAGTCAGTACCTCGACATCACCTATGATCACTCGGATAATTCATTAAATACACAATAATATGGGAATCACAAATAAATGGCTTAACCCATACCAGAGGTCTTACCAACAGATTAAGGCCAAGCTGGTAGAATCCCTTATGGGTCTCAAGGACAAGGATGGTCAGAAACTCATAACGGACTATTCGGAGGGAAACATCCTTATTATCATTCTCTCCTTGTTTGCAGCGATTGCTGAAGTACTACATTACTATGTAGACAATATGGCAAGGGAAACTTTCTTATCTACAGCTCGTAGATATGATTCGGTAGTTAAACATGGTGCCTTGGTAGATTACCATGCTCGAGCAGCGATTGCCGCTACCGTAGATGTAATCTTATCTAGAAGCATTACTGGTAACTCTATTGGTGCAAAGTTAACCATACCACAAGGAACTCTATTTACAGACCAAAGTGGTAATAGCTGGTTATCTGCCCGAGATGTTACCTGGTATTCAAATGTAACTACCTGCAAGGTACCAATTATTCAACATGAGAAGTATACTACAAGTGCTCTCAATAACATGGTAATACCTACAGGAGATAGAGTACAACTTAACTTGGGTACATTACCCAACGGTAAGTATTATGAACATGGCTCTATGTCTTTACAGATAGGTGGGGAATCTTGGGTATTGGTAGAAACCTTTGCAAAGTCTAAACCTACGGATAAACACTTTATGGTATCGGTAGATGAATCTCTAAACCCATATATAATGTTTGGAGATGGTACCTTTGGTAAGAAACCTGCAGCAGGTGCAAAGATAACCAATGTGGTATTCTACTTAACCAATGGTTCTCAAGGTAATGTAAAGAGTAATACCATTACATCAGTACCCTCAGTTATATCCTCATCAATTACGGATGCTACTGTAAGTAATGCTTATGATGCTGGAGGCGGTTCAAACTACGAAAACTTCACTATGCTCAAGGAACATATACCTTTGAGTGTTAAGACTCTGGGAGTAGCAATTACCAAAGAGGATTTCGAAAGCTTGGCAATGTTAGTTGATGGGGTTAACAAGGCAAAAGCAGATTACGAATGTGGTAGAAAGCTTACCGTATATATTAGCCCAGATGGTGGAGCAGTTGCTTCTTCTGAATTAATTAATAGGGTATATAATTTATTATCCCAAAGGGCTCCTATGACTACCTGGTTGAAGGTTAAATCTGCAGGCAAGGTTCAGATTATTCTAGAGATGGATGTTACCGGTAAGAAGTCTTATAAGACTCCCGAGATACAAACTCAAATTCTTACAGCATTATACAATGCCTATTCTCCAGAGCAAGCTCAGATAGGTGGAAGCGTAAGGTTATCAGATATCTATGCCTTAATAGATAACTTATCAACAGTAGATTACCTTCACCTTACCAAGTTTTATATTAAACCATGGCCCACTACCATCTATGGTAATAAGGAATTAAACCTGGGCCAGTTTAAATTAAACAAGGCAAAGGGTTCTATGACCTACTACATAACCTTCAATTCCTCAACTACCTTTACAGTACGTTCGGTATCAAATGGTTATGTAGCTACAGGTTCTGTTGGTAGTTCACTCCAGATTATCGATAAAGCTAATGGTTTTGATTTCTCTTTGGACATTCAGAACAACAGCTATCAATCGGGCTATCGGTATTCTATTACGGTATCAGAACCTAACCATGATTATGAAGACCCCGGTTTTAACTTACCGGTATTCGAAAATGCTTCACAGTTAACATTAACAGTAAACGAAATAGTATAATGGTGAACCTTAAAAATCTAATCGATTTTTTACCATTCGAGTATAAGGACCAAGACACTTATAAGGTAAATGGTAAGGGCATCTTAGAAAGGTTTCTAGAAATTTGTGGAGAGCATTTTGAAGATTATATTACGAAGGACATTGAGAACATTCTGGATATTATTGATATAGATAAGGCTCCGGATATGTATCTCAATTTCCTTTGGCAATTCCTCGGAGAAATGCCCTTTACTTATGGGAACACTATAGATGCACAGAAATGGGCAGAGTACTTTAATGGGTTCTACTCCGATGCTAAACTCCAAGAGTTATCTAAGCTTTGGATAATACCAAAGGAGGGACCTTTCACTTTAACCAGTACTCAAGTAAGAAATATTCTAAGATATTCGGTATCTCTATTCAAGATACGAGGTACAGCTGAATTCTTCGAAATAATGATGAGGCTATATGGGTTAACCTGTACAGTCTCAGACCCAGCTAAGGCAGATTCTTACGACGGTTGGATAAAAGGTCACCCTTACTTTGACCAATACTTCTTGTATGATGACAAGTATTCTTATGATAATACTTTCGATTGTTCTCAATGTATACCGGTAACATTTAGCCTTACAGGTCATGGGTATACTTCGAACTCTGAGGCATTCAAAAGATTTAGGGAAGCTGTAGAAAGTTTCTTCCGAAGATTCATACCTTACCATGTATCATTCAATATCCAATATGGGTTTACGGTAAATGATGGGTATGCAATCAAGGCAGAATTAGTAAATCCTGACCAACCAAATCTGATAACTTCAGAAGTATATGAAGTACCTGTTATGGTAACCGTAACTGCTGATTGGCCTAATGCTGATTTAAGGTTTCAGATATCAAGTGATAAGGTAAATTGGGGATATACAAAACATCCCAGTGGTTTTGTATTTAATATACCAAGAGCGGGTACTTATTATTTCCGAAGCGTTGGGGATAATTCCAAGATAACCCAAATCACCGTAGGTCAAGAATCTTATAACAGGGTATACTCAATTACCTGTGACCCAGTTACTGCAGAGATAACACCATCAAAGCTAAGTGTGTATACGGTAGTAAGGGCTAACGTATCCTATAAGGGACAAATCAAAACTTGTAATGTTCGATTGTCAGGAACTGACCAAGTAAAAGTATCAGGAGCAACTTGGGAATTTAAAGAACCCGGTACTTATTACTTTGAGATTGTAGAGTTCCCAGTAAAACAAACTTCCTTTGTAGTAACCAGACAAGAGATTACTTATAAAGTAAGATGTACTCCATCAGAGTTTCGAGTTGGTGATAAACAAAGTATAAGGGATGCAACTACTACTCTAACCATCGAATCTAATTACCCGGAATCCTTTACTGGAGACTTATACTGCAGGTTGGTAGGTGACACTAAGTTATTTAAGAATGGAGATAAGTTTACTGCCAGCAGTTATGGTACCTATAAGTTTAGGTGTACTCTTGATAAAAGGGAAACCGAAGAAGGTGTAGGTATCTTCGAAGTAACTTCTGGTAAGACCACAATCTATAGAGTTAGTATTAACCCACCATCTTCTACTTTGTTTAATGGTTCAGCCAAGACCACAGTAAGTATTCAACGTATCTCAGGTAATGGTGATGACTACAGAGTAAGAGTAGTAGAAACCGGGGAAGTATTCGATGCTAAGAATGGTTATGTATATAATACTAATAGGTCAGGTACTTATACTTTCCAATCTGTAGCTTACCCATCTGCAAGGACTATCTGGACCGTAAGCAATTCTCCAACAGTATATCAGAATAAGTTAAAGATAGTTCCTTCAGATACTACCGATGAACATTGGCAAGAACCAGATTGGACTTTACCAGAAGACCAAATCGATGATACCTATGCAGTATATGCTTTGGTGGATGAGAAGTCTGCTTGTAAGTTCTCACTGGAAGAAATAAAGAACGGAGTAAATGTAAATGGTACTGCTACTTGTGATGAGACTGGAGAAACCTATAATCTGGGTGAAGAGATTACTCTTACCAAAGCAGGTACCTATACTTTCGTAGCTGATGATGGTTCTTCTCTAAGATGCCAAGTAATCCTGGAAGATTATCCAACTATCATTGAGATATCTTGTACTCCAGAGTATGCCGAACTAAAGGGTACTGTTAAACAAGTATCTACCTTAATTAAGTGTACTTCGAATAAACCAGATTTCGATAGTAGAATTAGGGAAGTGGGCAAGGTTAATACCTATGATACTGGTGGACAAGGTTATGAATTCATTACTGCTCAAGCAGGAGAATATATCTTTGAATCCGTTGCAGATACTTCTAAGAGAACTAAGTTCACAGTAGTAGATGCAGACCTATTAAGTGTTAATCCTCAAAAGTTGGAATGGGAATTCGATGACCTATCGGAAAAGACCTTCACCATTACAACCTACAGTAATCAATCTTGGCAAATAGTAGAACAATGATAAATACAATCGATAGAATCACTGAGACCACAACTCAGTCTTTATTCAAGACATTTACTGTGGGCATATTGGGAGAGTGTACTCAAATTCTTTATGATTTGAGATGGATGATAATTCTTGCAATAATTCTAATCCTATCAGATTTATGGTTTGGAGTATCTGCCAGTAGAATCCAAGGTATAGAAATTCGAAAGTCTAGAGCTGGAAGAAGAACTCTAAATAAGATAGTAGATTATATCTGCTATGTTTTATTGGGAGCTGTACTTGGTAAGGCCATAGGCGAACCATACGGAATGGACCCAATCGTAGTATCTATTACATTAATGGTATTATGCTATTGCTTTGAAGTAGATAGTATCTATGGTCATATCTGCGAAATACATGGTATCAAAAAGAAGTACAGTATATGGAAGATTCTCTTTAAATTGTTAACCTTCAAGTTTAAGGATTTGGGTGAAGCATTTAAAGATATGGCAGAACAAAAGAATAACTTTAAAAATAACAATAATGAAGACGTACTTTAAGTATGAAGGTATCATTAAATCAAAGGAAGCAGCAGAGGCAATTGCTGCTCCCTCTGGTTTAGGACCATTCTGTGGTTTTGGCTCAGCCACCCTAAATGGTAATAGGTTAACAGTATCTCCTCAGGGAGTATCAGGAAGTAAGTATGCTAATGTAATCAAAGACCGTATCATGGCAAGGTACATGGCAAAAGCTTCAGAAGATGGGGAATTACCTGATGTAAACTTTGGTTGTATCTCAAGAGATGGATATGTATTTATCTCTGATGAGCAAACCCTTACCATTGAAAACATCCAAGGTACTCAGGGCTCAACTGAAGAGGTATTACTTTTTGCAGTACATACTACTATCTCAGAACCCGTAGATAATCCAGTAGACTTCGTAGCCTATTGGAATGAATCCTCAGAAAGCTTCTATGATTTATTCAAAAAGGCTAATGATATCTACTATCCGATTGCCGAGGCAAATCGTACTCCGAGTATACTTAATAGTGATGTATATTCCGATTATAATATGACCTATAGCAATCTTCTAGAGATGGTAGAGAGTGCTTGCCCTTATTACTCTAATAATAAAAATTCGGTTGTTCTTATTGGTATCTATGGTAAAGGAACCGATGCAATGACAAAACGAAATGAGAACTTTGCCATCGTACCTTACCAGGGTAAATTCCAGGAGATACCCTTTACTACTGCAACTCACAGTTCATTCAAAGAATCCATAAAGAGAACCGAAGAAATGAATACTGGGTTCCCAGTAGTAGATGAAGCAGGTAATACATTGAACATCAAACAATACATTGATGCTCAACTCGAGGCAATCAGAAAAGAGTTTGCCGAATCCCTGAGTACTGCTAATCTCCCAATCGGTTCTATTATCCTCTGGGAAACTGATGTAATACCTGAGGGTTGGGCAGAATATACAAAGGCATCTGGTAGAATAGTTATTGGTTATCAAGCAGGAGGTATTCAAATTGGTGATGAAACTATGTTGCAGAATGTGGGAGATTATTATACTCCTACTCAGGGTAACTTCCTTATCCAGATTAAGGGTGATGATTTGCCTAAGCATAGACATGCTCTTGGTGTATCTAAAGGTAAGCAGGATAATGCCAATGACTGGCAGAACGTTCGTCCTCAATCTTTCTTTAATAGGGAGACGGGATTGAATGGATATTTCGGTAGAGGAAGTCCTACCAAGGGTATTCAAGATGGTGCTATCGTAGTAAGCTGGAACCTATTAGGGGAATCTTTCTTACAAGAAACTTCGGTAGAAACTTTGGATATTGAAAAATTGCCACCGACTATTACATTACGATATATCCAAAAGATATCATCCTAAGTAACTTCATTCCACTTCATAATATAGATTGAATTAGTTATTAGTATTTGACACTTTACAAATCGTGTTTGCATAGTTGATTTTGAAAATCTGTTGGGAAGGGACGTTGGGAAACGTCCCTTTTCTTTTGTGTTAATACTTAAGTTCTTCCTTAGCTCGGTCTTCCCAATATTGTATATCTTGTCTAAGTTCTGATATATATCTCATAGATTCATTAGTCTTAGGCATTTCGAAAAATTCGATAAGCATTATATTAGTTATTCGAGTACTATTTTCAAGCCTTTCCTTGATAAAGGGGGGAGGAGTAATTAATACCTCAAACAAAAGATAGGCATCTGGAGAAAGCTTATCCTTCATATAAGTATACATCATATCAAGCATTTCTGATTTAGCTTTCTCTTCTTCGGTATCATCCTCTAATTCTTTATCATTATCGAATAAGTCATCGAGTTTAAAGAGGCTTTGATTATACTCTGCCTGTTCTCCGTATGCAGAACGAAGCAATTTATTTTTGAATGTACTAAGTGATGCAAGGATTCTTGCTTTAAGATGTTCTTCAGTACATTCACCATAGTATTTGTTGAAAACAAATAACATCTTATCCCAGAAATAAGATTGGATAATATCCGGTGTAAGATTAAACCGTTTATAATCAATCTGTCTGGTAAGGTTTCTAATTACTGGCTTACAAACTTTATAAAGTCTGTTGAAAGTAGCTTCATCATATTCTTGCATAGGTTTTAATCGATGAAGCTCTGAACCGTTATTTCCTTTACTTTTTCCCATGTTTTTAAATATTCGTTATGCAAATATAAGTATTTTTTCTTATATAAAATAATAATATTAAATATTCGGGAGCTTAAGGTAGTGGATTAGTAGTTTCTAGATAGATGTCAACATACTTAGAACTATCTCGGTACTATCAAAATCTATTAGTTTATATAATATTGCAATATAGATATGAAGAAATTTAAAGACAACATCAAGTTCAGTTTTTCTCCTGAGTTTCAGTTCGAGATACTCAGGTTTGTTTTAAAAGATAAGGAAGGAGGATTAGTACTCAAAAGGATTAAATCCAATTACCTGGTTCTCATAGAACACTCCCTTATCTTCGAGGGTATATCAAAATATTTTAAGAAGCAAGGCAGAATGCCCTCCGAGAATATCCTAAAGGAAGTATTAAAAGAGTTACTAGAATCTAAAACCTATGTGGATTTGGTAACTAAGGATGATATACCCAATATCAATAAACTAATAAGTAATCTGTATCATATTCCTTTATCTGATTCAGAATATATCAAGGAAAGGATATATCAGTTCTCTACTTACGTTGAAATGAAGAACCTAAATGATTCCTTCGACTTGGATAACTTCGAACAATATGAAGAGTATTCAAGGAAGATTGAAAAGGTACTACAGAAAAGTAAACCTAAGAAAGAGGATGAACCCCTATATATGATACGAGATGTTACAGAAAGACAGTTTAAAAGACAATCTGAACCATCAGTAATACCTTGCCCATATAGGCAATTGAATGACCTTACCAATGCAGGAGGTTATCCAGAGCATTCTGTAAATGTGATATTGGATAAACCCAAAGCAAAGAAGACATTCTTTATGGTAAACCTTGCAAGAGGTTATCTCAGAATGAAGAAGTCAGTATTATATATAGATACAGAAAATGGTCAGGACCAAATCATGGACCGTTTCATTCAATCAAGTATTAATAAAACCAAGAAGGAATTATATTCAGGTGAATATGATAAACTCGAGGCAAAGCATTTAAGAAAGCTTGCAAGGTTCGGAGTTGAGTTGGTAGTTGAAAGGGTTCCTGCCATGATTACAGATGTTACGTATATCAGGGAGAAGATAATTCAATTGCGTAACCAGGGCATAGATATAAGGGTATTAATGGTTGACTATGCAGGTAAGCTTGCATCAATATCTAGAGACAGAGAGGATTTCGAAAGAATATCTAATGTATATGTAGACCTGCAAAACTTAGCAGAAGAATTACACCTGGATATTATATGGACTGCTCACCATATTACTCGTGAAGGTAAGAAGCATAGACTTACCCGATATGATGAAAATGATATCTCTGGGTCAATTGCCATTGTACGTAATGCCCAAGTTATCATGGGTCTTAACTCTACCGAACAAGAAGAGAAGGATAATATTCTTCGAGCTGAGATAGTAGTACAGAGAGATGGTCTTCCTTCCGGTAGAGCTTTATTCAAATGTGATGTCGAAAGACAAAGATGTACAGAGTTTACCAAAGAACAACGTAAGCAATATGACGAAGTATATGGCAGTAAATTGGATGAGCAATTTAAGAAGAAAGATAACCCGGATGCCGATAGTAAGAAAAGGGCTAATAATAGTGGAGATATATAAGTATGAGTAAGTTTAAAGATAATATACCAGGATTCCCAGGTTACCATATAACTAAGAATGGTGATGTATATTCTATGAAGTGTAAGAGTGGTAAAAGGCCAGAGGCTTTTAAACTTAAACCTAGATTAAATGGTAATGGTTATTATAGGATTGGATTATACAAGGATGGTATTAAATATGAGAGAAGACTTAATAGATTAGTTGCTATGGTTTATATACCTAACCCGGACAACTTACCTTGTGTATGTCATAAGGATAACAATCCCTTAAACAATAATGTAGATAATCTCTATTGGGGTTCAGTAGAGGATAATATTCGGGATAGGGAGGGTAGATACGAAATTGGAGATATTACAAGATATAAGTTAAGAACTGGTCTTCATAAAAGTATGGTTAAAATATGCGTTAAATATCTTAGAGACTTAGGTTACTCTTGGAAAGATATTAGGATAGCTTTACACTTAAGTAGAGTAGCCATAGAAAAGTATAAAAAGCCATGAAGAAACTAAAAGATTACTTATCCATATTTAGATGTAAGTTGGGTTATCATGAATGGGTAGCTGTTCACTGGACTGAGTTTAAACAGAGACCTCGTAGGGCAATTTTTTCTAAGAAAGGCGGGAGAAGGAAAGCCCAGTATTATGAGAAACGTCATGTAGAGTATTACTGTAATATATGCGGGAAGAAAAGATATGAAAATAACAAACCAGTTTAAATCTAGACTAAGGACATACTTTATTAAACGATTGGGAGCATTCGATTATAAGCACGGATGGTTACGCATTCCCACTTGCCCATATTGCGGGAGAGAACAGAAGTTGGGAGTTAACCTTTCTATGTATAGAACCAATTGTTTTAGATGTAATGCCCATCCTTCTCCTGCTCAACTAATAATGGACATAGAAGGATTTACTGAGTACCATGAACTAATTAATTTTTTGAACAATGGACAATTTGATGAACTACAGTTTAAGGAAGAGAAAATCGAACTTGCCGAAAGTAAGCCCGTATATCTCCCAGATGGATTTAGAAATATTTCGCTCGGAGACAGCCAACTTGCAAAAAGCATTCGTGGATATATCAAGAAACGCGGCTTTAACCTCGAGAAGTTTTCAAGATGTGGTATCGGATATGGAACAAGGGGCACGACATATGGGTACCTTATCATCCCGTTTTATTATCGAGGACAACTTAGGTATTACAATGCTCGAAATGTTATCGGAAAAGGACCCAGGTATAATAACCCAGACAAAGACATCACCGGTTTGGGAAAACAGTTTATCATCTTTAATCATGACGCATTGGAGATGTATCGGTCGGTATTCATTTGCGAAGGAGCACTTAATGCTCTCACAATTGGGGATAGAGCAATTGCCACAATGGGCAAAGCTATTAGTCAGTACCAAGTCAATGAACTACTTAAATCCCAATGCCAAAGATATATTATCCTTTTAGACCCCGATGCCAGGTCTTATGCTGTTAATCTCGCACTTAAATTAGTAGCTTATAAAAAAGTCAAGGTAGTATTTCTTCCAGAGGGTTTTGATGTAAATGATTTGGGGAAGAAACAAACACTTAAGCTAGTATATGCTACTCGGTATCAAAGTTATCAAGAATTGATATCAATCAGAAACTCATTGAAATAGGGAGTTCCTATTATATTATAAAATAATATATTTATGCGTGAACCATCTATCCATATAACTAAGTCTCAATTCGAGGAAATATTAAATACCTTAGAGGTAAATAACTTCCCAGTTGAGGCTTTTTTTGTTATTGCTCGTAAGGAGGCAATAAATCATAGAGCAGTCTTAGTTTCTAACAATAAGAATACTAAGCGAGTTAAGAACATATTACTAGCATCTAAAGGAGATGCTGCCCTTGTTGCTGATATTTTATATGCAACTCGTATAAAGTTAAAGCATAGAGGAGTTCGTAAAATAAACGAAAGTAATTCTCGGGAATGGGCAAATTGTAAAAAGCTTGCAGAGATATGTAATACATTCTGTGAAGATTTTAAATTTGATACCCGGGAAGGTTTTATCAAATATATAGAGATTGGGTTAAAGAGAATGACCGATTATCGGAATTTGATGCAAAGGTTAATATCCATGCAGGATAATATTACCAATCAAGTAAGTGCTGAAATGGAATTAGCCGAAGATAATGACCCAGGTTATACTAAGGATATTCATGATTACTTTATTAAGAAGATAGCTAATGCTACTGGTATTTATGAATCCTATGAAAACCAACCTGAGAAGTATGTACACTTTATGAGGTTAGGTAAACTTATGGGAGAAAGAGATTGGAATTCTATCTGGTTCATAGATGCTCAATTTGAATCTCTTGCATGGTGCAATGGTTTACCAGAACCCAGTCAGATGTATAATGAGAAAGCAATCGAAAGATACAATAAGTATTTATATAAGAATAAAAATAAACAAACTCTGGAGACAGAACCTGAAGTAGAGGGGAGTCTCTGGGATAAAATTAGAAAGTAATATGAAAGGCTTACAATTTTTAGGCAATCGAGTAGAGGATGCAGCTAATGCTTTTATTGACGTCCTCAAGTATTCAGACCAGTCAGTAGAATATCCCGATTTTAAGGATATTGAACCTTGGCCCGATGAGATAGTTAACCTGTTCTATGTAATCTGGAAGAATGCTACATTCTCTGAGCTCAGTGCAATTATCATGTACACTCAGCAATCTTCTCGGTTTGATGAAATCTCAGAACTGATGCTGGGTATTGGTTTGGTAGAAATGAGACATCTCGATAAGATATCAGACTTTCTTCAAAAGGCAGACCCTTATGAGGATTATTCTACCATGAGTATCAATCCTAATATTGGGATTGGTTCTACTTGGGAAGAGGCAATAAAGATTGCTTTAAGTTCAGAGATGGAAACCATAGCTCACTATCGAAAGATTCAGAAAGCTATCCAACAATATGAAGATCGTAAAGATTATGATGATGTGAATTACTTTCTTGAGAAGTTAATTGCCGATGAGGAACATCATGTAAAATTACTCAAGGAAGTTTCTGGTAAAGAGAAATCTAAAGGTGTAACTGTAATCATCAAGTAATGGGTAAGATTATAATTCAGAATGGGAATATGTGCGAACTGGATTTACCTCTTAAGTTCGCACAGAAACTCTACCAGGAGTTTGCAATAAGACATCCCAATGCTTTCTACTTACGTACAAGGCAAAAGGGGATGCAGAACTGGGATGGTAAGATACATTATATTACCAAGACTGGTCAGTTTAAAATAGGTTTACTTCCCATGATATACGAAAAATGTATTGAGTATGGAATTAAACCTAAAGTTGTAGATATGCGACAACCTTTACCTAAAGTCAGTAAAGTTGTTACGAAAATAGGTAAGTATACTTTAAGACCGGAACAAGAGAAAGCTGTCAAGGCAATAATCAATAATAAGATAGGGAATACACCTTTTCATATTGGCGTATTAGATTACACTGTTAATGCAGGTAAAACACTTATCATGTCGTCTTTATATTTATCCTATAAGAAGCAGTTAAAGACTTTGCTAATAACTAATGACTCAGATTGGTTAAATCAAGCTAGAGAAGAATTTAAGCAATATCTTCCGGGAGAAGATATCACTTTTGTTCAAGGCAAGGTTTTAAACTGGAGTAACTTTACTATAGGTATGGTTCAATCCATCTCAAGGAATATGAGGTTCTATCAAAAGGAATTATCTCAAATAGATATGGTACTTGTGGATGAGGCTGACCAGGGAGGTAGTAAGCAATATCAGAATGTAATCACTAGATTGTTTAATACCAGAGTTCGTATTGGTTTATCTGGTACGATTTATATGAGTAAGCTTGCTAAGGATAAAGTTAAGAATATGAACCTACGTTGTTTCTTTGGTAATGTACTCGCTGAGTTCAAACTTAAGGATTCAATTCGAAAAGGTTATTCTACTAAGACCATCGTAAAGATGGTACCCGGTAAACCTTGGTATGGTAATTGGGAATCAGATTGTATATCCTATAAGGAAATATATGATGATACCATTACCGAAAATAAGATAGCAAGGAAGATGGCTTTAGCAAGATTAAAGTGGAATTTATCTTACGGCAGATATCCTGCACTCGTAGTTTGCAAGCATATTGCACACTGTGAAAATCTATATAAATTCTTTAAAAAGAAACTGGGAGATGCCTATAATATTGCCCATGTGCATGTTGATACTCCTACTAAAAGGAGACAACAAATTATGAAAGATTTTAGGGAAGGTAAAATAGATATCCTGGTATCAACTACAATCATTGCTCGAGGCAAAAACTTTCCTAAGCTTAGGTATTTACTTAATGCTGCATCCATGAATAGCCAAGAAAAATCAATTCAGTTCCTTGGTCGTTTGGTAAGAACCGATGAATCGAAATCCCGAGTGTATCTCGATGATCTTCACTATCCTGGCAATTACTTAGATAGGCATGGTAAACATAGGAAGCAATATTATCAGAGACAAGAACTAAAAGTAATATTGTTAGATAAGCTATGGAAGAAACATCCTAACCATAGCCTTACTAACAGTTAACTAGAAGTACTATGAGTATATACTTTTTCTCCGTAGGAGGAAAGGTATATTACGAATAAAGGACATAAGGCATTAAGATATGAAATACTTTATAATTATAGGAATACTTCTAATAGGATATTCAATATACCTCGATACTTATTGGAAATGTGACTTTTGTAAAAAGAGAGCACATAGAAAGAAGTGGAATAGAAATTATTCACGAGGTATCTTTATAGATTATTATATTTGCCCTCATTGCAAAAAGGATGGGCATACAGAACACCCATTAAGAGATTCATTATGATATTACAAAAAATACGAAAGTGGTTTACTAAACCAGTAAACACTAACCCTACTAATGTATTCAATTGTAGGGACTTGGTATGGATTACCAATATTAAGAGCAGTAGGTTTAACGTAGAAACTACGGTTTATTACTTTCAGTTATACTTCTGCTCAGGTCTGATAATCAAAGTCTGTCAAGATTCAGAAGATGGTACATACCAACAATTAGAGGAACTCAGGGAACTATTTATTAATAATATCGGTTTTTCTTATCTGCAAGTAGATGGGAAACAGTTCGATAGTGTATACATCAACGAAAAAAAATAGATGACTAATGGCTAAGAAAAAGAAACAACTTCCAGACTTATCCAAGCAGGATATACTTACTCCTTTGGATGTATCTCAGCTTGGTACTAATGGAGACCCATGCTTTGGCATTGGGTATGATTTATCAACTAAAGAATGTAAACTATGTGGGGATTCAGAGCTATGTGCGTTCAAGATGTCCCAGAATCTGAACGTTACAAGGAAAGAGTTAGAACAGAGAAATCAATACAAAGATTTGGATGTATTAGAAGACACGGTTGGTATCAAGAAATACATCCGAGGCTTGATTCGGAAAGGGAAAGACAAAAAAGAGATTATTTCAAAAACGGTTGAGAAATTCGAAGTACCCAAGAAACGGATTAGAGAACTTTATAGAGAGTGTAATGAAAAAGCTTGATATGATATGGGCAATGCTTAAGATATATCTTAACAACCCAAACTATTTCGTAAAACAGAACGATGTACTCTCTGAGATTTGTATGGAGGGTGAAAGAGATGTTAACCGAATCTGCCATTCACTTGGTATTATTCCTCAAAGAGGATTAACCTTTGGACAATTACTAACTAAAATAGGAATTAACGTATGAACAAATTGAGATTTACAAAAGTAAGAAAGGTTCCCTCACCTTCAAGAGGCAATGCCGGAGATGCTGGTTTAGATTTTTATATCCCAACTAACCTTACACCCATAGAATTAATGGGTACTTCGGTAAATACCGAACAACAAATTCGGTATGAGTTGGAGGGAGGAGATTTTATTAAGACAATCATTATCCCTCCCTATTGCCGAGTACTAATTCCATCAGGTATCAAGGTATTAATTGAACCCAGAGAGTCTATGTTGATGGCAGCAAATAAGTCTGGTATATCTACAAACAAGGGTCTTATCTTTACTGCAGAGATTGTAGATTCTCCTTATATAGGTGAAGTACATATTGGAGTAGTAAATACTTCTAATCACATGGCTACCTTGGAAGCAGGGAAGAAAGCTACACAATTTATTCATGTTCCCGTATATCTTACAGAACCTGAAGAGATTCAATGCGAAGAATACTATTGTGAATCTCAGATGTGGGGAAGTAGAGGAGCAAATGGTTTTGGTTCAACAGGAGAGAGATAACTATGGACATACGTAATATTAAAGGAGCTGTTCCCGAGGTATCACAAGAAAACATACTTCAGGAGATTTATAAACTTGGCATCGAGCAATTCGAAGGATATAGGGATATAGAAAAATTACCCGTATATCCTTTGGATATCAATAATGCAAAGAGCCAAGTTATTTTGAAGGACTTTATTGGTAGAGTTATTGAAGAACTTACCGAAGGTTTTGAGTCAACCGATGCTGCTGTAATTTTACTTAAGAAATATGGTTGGAATATTGATAACCTAACAGAAGATGAGTATCAAGAAGTACTAAATCATTTAGCTAATGCAAATGAGGAACAGGCTGATGCAATTGGTTTCTATATTACTCTTCTAGCTTATTCAAATATTCTTCCTGAAGATATTCTTAGCTATAAGAATGCAAAGAGCTTGTTTGATGTAATGGCTATTGGAGTTAAGGAGATATTAATTTCGGGAGAGAGCGAATATCCTGGGCAAAGAATTGGGTACTGTGTAATTCACCCATCCCATACTCCGAATTATGAATCAGTGATACAGTATACACCAGGATTCCATAATCTGAACGAAGTACTACACGAAGATGAGAAATTACACTTGTTCAATGTTATCTACGAATTGAACAAGGCGAGAAACCTATTAAAGTCAAGGCCATGGAAACAAACTCAAGTGATGACTAAGGAACTTGATTATCAAGAGGCTTTGGTAAAGTCATTCTACTTGTATATGGGATTCCTTGGATTGAATGGGTTTACAGATGAAAACCTATTTAGGTTATTCTATAAGAAACAAAGGTTAAATCTCTGGAGACAGAATACCAATTATTGATATGAGTGGATGGAATAAGAAATTAGAGGGGCTTCAGCTTAATGCGGAGGAGTCCCTCCATTCGTTAGAATTTGCCACATCTCAAGAAGCATGGGAAAAACTAAATGAAGGGTTCCTTCGATTAGACCCAGCTCTATTTGGAAAAGGGGCAATAGCAAATTCTGGGGTAGCAGTGGTATATAACGTATTCATTAAGATACGAAAGGCTTGGGTAGACCCCGAATTTGATTATGGCAGATGTTTCAATTACAAAGAAACTAAGTGGACTAGCTTATTGAATAATTACATAGATTTTAATAAGCTTGACTTGTTGCGTAGTAAACTGAGAGTACTGAGAAATAAGTACAATCAGAATTACAATATAACCTATATGTTTAATAATCATCATGATAATGGTAAACAATGTTTGATAGCTGCAACATTTTCGAAAAGATTTGGGGAAGACATACCAGTTATTACAATGGTAATCAGGGCTTCGGAAATTACCAAGCGGTTGATATTCGACTTCCTATTGATTCAACGGATGGCAGAATATGTGTATGGGCCAGACCAGTCAGTACAAATCAACCTATTTGCGACACAGATGTACGGGAATGTAGAAACCCTTCTGATGTATCATACTCATAAGCCTTTGAAAAAAGTACTCAAAGGGGCAGAAGAGAATGCCTGGAATAAAAGGGTAAAAGAGATATGGAAGAAATTCAAGAATGGCCAAGAGAAAGATTTCTCATCTTTTAAGGTATTCTTTAGAAGTTTCAAAGTACTCAGACCAGACTTATATGAGGAAACATATAAATCAATGAAAGCAAAAGAATTACTTCTCGAGTATGAAGATATTGAGTACCCTGAGAATGTAATCTCTTACTCTCAGAGAAAAGCATATAAGAAGAAACTCTTAAAACAAAAGAACAATGCGAATATTTAGTAATTCATTTGAGCTAATGTCTGAATTGGGCAGAGAGCTAAACAGTTATGGTCAAACTGTAAAACCAAAGACCTATCAGAATAAAGTCATTGAAGGTAATGATGACTTTATAACTAAGGAAGTAATTTGCCAACAATATTGCTTGACCTCTTTGGGAGACCCAGTATGGTTGTTTATATTTTCAAAATCAAAAGAATGGGCAGATGCTGAGTTCCAGGAAAGAATAAGTTTTGACCCAAGTTACCCTCCCAAAATGCCTTGGAATCCAGGTAAAGCTTGGGAATTAAGGAAAGATTTATGGGAACAATTCTTAGATGAAGATGGTTTATTTGATTATACCTATTCAGAGAGAATGGCAATCGTATTGCCCGATTTAATCGAATTATTGAAAAATGATTCAGATACAAGGAAAGCTGTATTACCAATCTTTAATGGTACAGGTGAGATAGACACTAATCAATATAGTGGTATACATCGTATCCCATGTTCTATGTACTATGACTTCCTTATCAGAGAGAATGGTAAGGGAGAAAAGGTATTACATATCTGCTATCATCAAAGAAGCTCAGATTTTGTTACTCACTTTGGTAATGATGTATACCTTGCATGGAGACTTATGGAATATGTTGCTCAAGAGGTTGGAGTTAAACCAGGTTATCTGTATCATACCATCGATTCTCTCCATGCTTATAAGAAGGATTGGTTGGCTTTGAGCTCTAATCTGGAAGATTTACAAGATAAATACTAATTAAGAGGGATGTATCTGCTACTGGTAGGTATGTCCCTCTTTCTATTTATAATTATGGAGACAAGATATAAGATAATAAGAAACAAGAAAGAGCTCAAACAACTTATTGCTTGTTGTATAGCAACGGGTTATGCTTGCTGTGACTATGAAACCAATGCAGAACCTATATACAACAAATCTTTTAAACCAACTATCTTATCAGTATCTTGGATGCCAGGATTTGGTGCTTCTATACCATTAGACCATTTTCAGACTAAAGAATATACTGCTCCGGGATGGAATTGGAAAAAGATGCTAAGGAAGTTTGGGGAAGAGGTAATCGAAAACTATGATGTAGTTAAGGTTGCATGGAACTGGAAATTTGATGACCAGATAAATCAGAAGTATAAGATATTCTATCGGGGTACTTGTTTAGATGGCATGCTTGCAAAATATGTACTCAATGAGGAAAAACCTCATGACCTAAAATCAATGGTAAGAAGGTATTTGCCCGAGCATGGTAATTATGAGAAACAAGATGCTTTTGATAAAATACCTTGGGATAAAAAAGAATTAGACCCACTTTGCCATTATGGGTGTCAAGATACAGATTATACTCTTAGGTTAATGATATTCTTTGAGAAGAAGTTGGTGGATTTAGGTATGTATTCGGTATTCCGTAATTTATTCATGTGTAATTCACGAGTACTAACATCGGTAGAAAAGGAGGGTTTATATCTAGATACTGAGTTCAATAAAAAGCTTTTGGAAGAATATAAACCAAAAATAGATGCTGCTAGAGACGCAATATACGCTTTGCCAAGAGTAAAGAAATTCGAAAAGAAGTATAACCAAGAAAAGATTGATAAATATATTCAGTCTATTGAAGACGAACTTGAAGAGTTAGATTATAATGACCCAAAAGATAAACGGAAGATTGCATCAAGGGAACAGAAAATCTCAAATATCAAAGCAGGTATATTCACAACTAAAAAGGAACAAGAATTAATAAGGCCCATTAATTTGGGTAGCCCAGTTGATTTACCTGCATTGATGTATTCAGAAGATGGCTTTCATTTTGATGTGATTAAGGATAATGAATCTGGTAAACCAAGTACTGATGAAGAAACTCTTACTAACCTTAGGTTAACGATTAAAAAGCCAGATTCACCAAAGGCAATATTCCTTGATAAGCTTCTTGAATTACGAGGGTTAGAGAAAATGTATAAGACCTATATTTATGGATGGTGGGAAAAGGTACAAGATGATTCTAGATTACACGGTAGGTATAATATACATGGTACAGACTCTAATCGGTTTAGTTCTGCAGATCCAAATATGCAGCAGATACCAAAGACATCGGTAGACCCCAATATCAAGAAACAATTAGTTGCTCCTCCGGGATATTTATATATGGCATTTGACTACTCACAGGCAGAGTTAAGAATGATGGCTCATCTATCGGGTGATGAAACATATCTTGATGCTTTTGCAAAGGGGGCTGACCCTCACTTGGGTATAGCAGCAGCAAAATATGGAGTATCAATTGAGGAAGCCTCTAAAATATACGAAGATGAAAATCATCCTGACCATAAATTATGGAAGACTAGAAGAAAACAAGCTAAGCAAATTGCATTCGGTTTGATTTATGGTATTGGAGAAGCTTTACTTGCAGTAAAATTATCCGACCCAAAAGCTGGTATTATAGTTACTAAAGAAGAAGCCCATAAAGAAATGGCGGAGTTCTTTGAGAAACACCCAAAGATACTTAAGTTCAAAGAGAAGCAAGAGAAATTTCTTCGTAAGCATGGGTATTATACCCAGTTATTTGGTACTAAGAGAAGATTACCCCAGATATACTCAAACGACAAACAAGAAGTTGCTTATGCTATTCGTTTGGGACTTAATTTCCCATGTCAAGGTGCTGCAGCAAATATGACCAACTTCGGAGCTATTCTTGTTTATTGGTTAATGCGACAAGGTAAATTACCAATGATGAAAGAAGCTTGTACGGTACATGATGCAGTATATATGTATTCTAAACCAGAAGATATAAATACATGGACTGTATATACCATTTGGAATATCCTACGTAACCCAAGTACTAAGAAGTATTTCGGTTTTCAAGTAGATGACGTAACTCTATCAATGGATTTTACAATAGGCCGGTCTATGGCAGAAGAATTACCATTTATGCCCGGATATGATTATACTAGAATGTTAAAACCAGACTTTTCGGTAGAAGAGTACATGGAGGAATACCATAAGTTTAAGACTCGTAAAATTGGTAATTTTAGTGCAGCTTCACCAGAAGTATTTATGGAACTATATAAAAAGGAAATCCATAAATATCAACGAGAATATGAAAAATCGAGAAAAGGGTAATATACCCGGGTTTAGTAATTATTACATATCCCGTACTGGAAAATTATACTCGAAATTTACTGGTAGTTGGAAATTAGTAAAACCTGCTATGAAAGATAATGGTTATTTATCTAACTCTTTAGTAGGAGATGGTGGTAAACGGAAGAACTTTTATAGACACAGGTTAGTTGCTTCTATTTACATCCCTAACCCAAACAATTATCCTCAATTATGTCATAAAAATAACAATCCAGAGGATAATCGGGTAGGTAATTTATATTGGGGTACAGCTAAGATGAATATGGGTCAGTGTATAGAAGATAAAAGATTCTATTTTGTTGGTAAAGAACGAGAACGTAAGGTAAATGTAGAATTATTAATTTCTAGGTATATAGAGGGTATACCAAGAAAGGATATACTAGAAGAATTTGGTATCTCAGTTGGTGTATTGTATAAAATATTACGGTATAATAACATAAAACTAAGGAAATGAAGAAGATTTTGAACGGACCCACAGTATGGAGGGCTAAATGCCCAGTATGTGATTGCGAATTTGAATATGATACCAGTGAAACTTTTGGGGTTTATAATAAATCTGGAGATTATTTTAGGATAGTACAATGCCCCAATTGTAAAACTAATCTGAAGCATTCAGAATCTGTATCAACCATTATAACAGAATCGAAAAGAGAAGATACTATGTCTACATAAATAATATAAATTTATGGAATTATGGCAACACAGAAAGAGATTGATAATGCAAGTAAGTTAACTGCCCTCACTTACATGGTTGCAGGGTGCTTAGGTTATTCTATCGAAAATTTACTTAAGTATTTAGATGGGGTTAATCTAAGGTTGAGTGGACAAGAAAAAATGTTACTTAACCGATTAAAGACTCAGTTATCTCAAGTACAAACTAATCTTACTACTTTAGAGGGATTGGCTTTTAAAGTAATGGCTACGGATGAGGATGGTAAACTTGCTTATGAAGATGCCACCCATATTTATTGGGCTGCATTTTTAGCCTTACTCGATAGGGGTGGTACTGATAACTTATGCGACTTAAGATTAATGGCTTTGGTAGATAAGATAAGCATCTATAAATCTCTTCTTAATTTGCCCGGTATGAAACTCTCTTATCAAATGGCTTTTGCTCAAGTAACTAAAGCAATAAGCAAAGGGGAATTTAGTAAAGAAGACTTTAAAAACCTATTAGAAGTTTATGAAGACGGAACTGAAAAAACTAAGGGTTAAGTTTGAAGGTAAACTTATTGAGATTGATATCCAAAAAGAATTATCTATTAATGAGAATATCATTAATTCTCAGTTACGAGAATCTCCTTCTAGTTATTATGTACTTGCTTCTTTGAGAGATAAGTATATAAAAGAAAGAGATGCTCTAGCAAGGGAAAAAGAAGAAGCTTATTCGAATGCCTGGTTATATTATAAGGATGCTAATGAGAGATGGAATAATGAATACGTATCTCATAAGGCAAACCTTAACAAGAAATACTCTTCTATCAATGAAAGGTATTTAAAAGCTGTAGAAAAAGCAAATAAGTTCATAACTATCTGTAAATGTTATGAGTCACGCGAAAATATATTAAGAACTATTAATGCGAACCTAAGAAAGGGTTAACCTATTGAACTATAAACAATTACTAACTTTTAAAAACAGTATTAGAATATGAATTATTCAATGACATTTATCTCATCTCTTGTAGCTGAGAAATTTAATCAAGAATTACCCGGATGCCCAACAGAAAACCGGGTACTTATTTTATCTCCCAAGGAGGTAAACCAAACTAAATATGGTTTGATTATCCCTGAACAAGTAAAAGAGGGAGTTCCTCGTAAAGGGGTTGTAGTAAAGAGTGGGGAAATTACCGAAGAATACAAAACCTACCGAGAATTGGTTGCTGTAGGTAGAATAGTTACCTATGGTTTGTATGCAGGTAAAGAACTTGAATTCGAAACGGACAAACTATCTCCTGCTCTCAAACAACTTTTAGAGAAAAACGTTCTTACCGTATTGAGTATGAACGAAGTAGTTTACTCAGAACCGAATAATTAAAACTAATCATTATGATAAAAGACAAGAAGAAAAAGAAAGTTTCATCAGAGGGACTTTCTACAAAAGAAAAGATGCTAGCTAGAAAGAAACAGCTAGAATCCAAGGGAAATGGTAGTGGGTTAGTATATCCAAAAGAGGGAACTCTGAGGATGAGAATTAAATCTCCGGGTGATGACCAAGAATTGGGTATCGAAATTATTCAATTCTACCTGGGTGGCAATTTGGGAGGAGTTATATCTCCGGCTACTTTTGATGAACCTTGCCCATTCATGGAGAAATACCAAGAATTGAAAAACTCCAAGGATGAAGATGACAAGGAACTTGCCAAGAACCTGGTACCAAGAAGAAGATATGTTATCGGTGGTATCATTTACTCAGATGAAAAGGGTAGTAAGGTAGATTACGAAGGCAAAGATAAGGGAGTTTTAGTTACTCGCTCAGTATACCAGGATATCATTGACCTTTACCTTGATGAAGATGAGGCGGGTGATATGACAGATCCAAAAACTGGATACGATATCAAGGTAATTCGTTCAGGGTCTGGTAAACTAGACACCACTTATTCTGCTCGTGCTTGCAAACCAACTAAGTTGGACAAGAAATATCAAGGTACAATTGACCTTGAGGGAATAGTTCGTTCTCAAATCAAATCCTATGATGAGTTGGAAGATTTGCTTTCACAGTATCTAAATGAAGACCATGGGGATGACGATGAGGATGATAAGTCAAAGAAGAAAAAGAAAAAGGGAGTTCACAAAGACCATTACATGGAAGATGATGAACCTAAGAAAAAGAAAAGAAAATACAAATCGGATATTTAAGGGTTAGTAATATGGTTTCATTCGAAGGTGGTAATTAGATTCGTTCTGTTATCACCTTCTTTAGTTTAAATACATTACATTATGGCAAAGAAATCTAAGGTTGGTTTAAAAGTACCAACAGCAAATGAGATGGCAAAGAAATATGGAAGTATGATTAAATTAGCTTCAGAAGTTACTGATACCGATTTATATATACCATCTACTTTCTTTGCTCTGAACTACTTATTCGGTAAGGGTATTCCTTATGGTAAAATCGTTGAGATTGCTGGAGAGGAATCCTCTGGTAAATCTTTAGTGGCTTATAACTTTGCTTATGCTACTCAACAACTTGGAGGTCATGTGATATGGGTAGATGCTGAACAATCATGGATGAATTCTTGGGCTGAAATAAATGGGGTAGACCCCGCAAGAGTAACCATTGTTAATGATACCCGTATTGAATATATTGCAGATGTAGTAGCAGACTTAGCAATATATTTACGTTCTCAATTAACTCACAATGAACCGATACTCTTAGTAATTGATTCTATTGCAGCTACAGACTGTACAGATAATATCGATGCTAAGATGGTTGATGGTAAAGCAGAAATGGGAGGTAGAGCAAAGGCTCTTTATAAATACTTTCGTATCAGAAGTGAATTATTCTACAAACTAGGAGTATCTCAGATTTATATTAACCAATTAAGAACTGCTTTGAATGTCGGATTTGGAAAAGATAACACAACAACTACAGGAGGTGCAGCACTTAAGTTCTACGCTTCAATCAGAGCTGCTTTCTATTCAGGAAGGTCTGTTACCATTAAACAAAATGGGAAAGAAAGGAAAGCTGGGAAACTTGTCACTATCAGACTTATTAAAAATAAAGTTGCTCCTCCTCGACCTACAATCAGCAAATGCCCTGTATATTTCAATCCTAAATTCCACGAAGTCGGGTTTGACAGATGCTATGCTTTAGAAGATGTATTGGTAGATACCGATGTAATCGAAAAAACTACTGGTGGGTATAAATTGAAAGGTAAAACTCTTGCAAGAGGGGAAGAGAAATTCCAAAAGCTTTTGGAAGAAGACGATGAACTTCGTAGAAAACTTTTACGGAAAGCTGGAGTAAATACCATAGGTACTACTAAAAAACAACTGGAGAAAATAGAAACAAATCTATTCCCAGTCGATGGTGTAGAATATGAAAACTATTCAGATTCAGAAGAGGAGGAGGAAGACGATGAATAAGAAAGAGGTATCAGAGATAACCGGGCTGGGACATCAACTAATATCAGATTATTATATTAAATATAAAAATAAATATGAAAAATAAAAAATTAATATTATTAGTTGACGGCGAAAATATTTTACACCAAAGTTTTCACAAATTTGAAAAACTTAAATCTACCGATGGCAAACCGAGTGGGGCAATATTCGGATTTTTCAAATCTCTACATATGTATCTTACAAGGTTCGAACCGGATGAGGTTTATATTTCATTCGATAATGGTCATTCACCAGTAAGGACGAAGTTATTGCCCAATTATAAGGGACATAGAAAAAATATATCTGTAGATTACGAATCATTGCAAAAGCAAAAGGCAATTATAATGAAAATGCTGGGTATGCTAAGAATTAATTATATCTTCGATAAAAAGAAATCTACAGTATATGAAGGAGATGACTTCTTAGCATACCTTGCAATTAAAAAATTCCAATCCGAGAAAATGATACTTATATCATCGGATAAAGACTTTAACCAGTTGCTATCAAATAACCTGAGGATATATAATCCCAGAAAAGATGAGATGATAAGAATGGATAACTGCAAAGAATTATTCGGTTATCATTCTCATGAAACGGTAGAGTACCTTGCAATGGTTGGAGATACTTCCGATGATATACCAGGGTTCCCGGGTATAGGCCCAGTAAAAGCAAGGAAAATCCTTGATGAGGGTAGAATTGAGAAGTTTATTGCCCAGAGTAAGAACAAAGAATATCTTCAAATATGGAAAAGGAATGAACAGTTAATCGACCTTTTCTGGTTTGTAAGACATAATCCATTGGATAAGTTACCAATTAAGTCAAAGAAGAAGTTTAAGTATGAGAAATTCAAAGAGCTTTGTATCGAATACTCTTTAGCATCCTTCTTGACAAATGAATTTATAAAACCATTTAAAGCATTACATCATGAGTAAGAGAATTATGTTTGTGGGTCCCTCTGGTATAGGGAAAACTACTTTAGCTAAGTATGTAGCTAAGAGAGAAGATCTACCTTTTATTTCTGGTAGTATGTCAGATTTATTACCTGCTACTGAAGGGGTATCACATAATGAAATATTATCCCTCGGTTCGGAGGCAATGTATAAAGCAGATTTTCAACTTCTGAACAAAAGGAATAGGTTATTCAAGGATAGAGAATACTTCGTAACTGATAGGAGTTATGCAGATTTGGCTGCTTATTTTTGGTATAAGCAATCAAGAACTTTACCAGAATGTGAAATGGAACATTTTTTCTGTCAATGTAAGACTTTAATGGAAGATCAATGTGATGTAGCAATCTTCTTACCATTAAATCTAGATACTTATAAGCATTGGTCAATGGAAGATAATGGTAAGAGAATACTTAACAGATTCTTCCAAGTTCAGATATCATCTCTTATGGGGGAATTGCTTTCAAATTGGGAAATACCCACTATTTGTATATCTGAGCTCAATTTAGGTATGAGAACGGAACAAATCAATTACCATTTAGATGGGATATGGGGAAAGAAGTAATAGCAATAGCCTTTTCAGATTTACATATAAATCTATGGGCTAAGTTTAATGAGAACAATCACAGGACCCTGAATAGTTTCAGGGTTTTGTCGATTATACGGAAATTATGTAGAAGGTTTAACTGTCCTGCATTATTTTGTGGAGACTTATTTCATAAGGCCGAAACAATGGACCAAGAATTAGCAGAGATATGTTATAATGAACTAATCGAAGGATTTTGGATATATGCCATATCTGGAAATCATGATATTAAGAAAATAAGTAAGGTTGGTACTAAACCCTTTAGCTGGCTTTATCAAGTAGAGAAGTATGGTATCATGATATTAGATTATGAAAAAACTCAATTATCCCCTACACATAAAAATATTATGGTGTATGGGGTTCCTTATATTGATAATAATGTGGGTCTAAGTGAATACTTAAAGAAGTTAGAATTAGATAAAAGTAAAAAGAATATTCTTTTACTACACACTGATTATCCTGGTGCAAAGGATACCGATGGTAGGGAAATAGATTCCGTAGAAAACTTAAATGTGAATGTTCTCAATAAGTTCGATTTAGTATTATGTGGGCATATACACAAACCTCAAAGATTATCAAAGAAGGTTTATATGATTGGGGCACCTAACCATCAAAGGAGAACCGATAGAGATTGTGAATTGGGGTATTGGAAAATCTATGAAGATTTGTCTCTGAAGTTTGTACCTTTGAAAAATTTCCCAAAGTTCATCGATGTAGAAAGGGAAGAGGATATTAATGATGATGGCAATTATTATACGGTAATCCCTCAAAAAGCTAGTACTCCAGTTAATAACAAACATAAGATTACTAAGCAACTTTCTAAGAAGTCTCTAGCAAAGAGATACCTAAGAGAGAAAGGTATTAAAGATGAGGTTAAAACTAATCTATTAATTGAAACACTTAAAAAGGCTGAATCATGTTAACGTTCTTAAACTTAGAGGCAGAAGGATTTTGTTCAATAGAATCCTTACACCTACAATTAAACCCAACTTGTACCATACTTATCAAGGCACCAAATGGGAAAGGTAAAGCACAACCTTTAGAAGAACCCGTTTTAACCGCTAATGGTTGGAAAAAGATGGGGGAATTAACTCTTAATGATAAAGTAATTAACCCAGTTACAGGTAAACCTATCAAGCTATTGGGTATTTATGATAGAGGTCTATTAGATACTTACAAAATAACCTTTTCTGATGGCTCATGTACTGAATGTGCTGGAGACCATTTATGGTCAGTATTCAAATCGGGTAAAGCTAAAGATAGACTAAGAACCTTAGATACCGAGACTTTACTAAAGGATTATAAGGTTGAGAATAAAACTGCTTCTGGTACTTTCAAGTATAGGTACTCAACCCCATTAACCGTACCAATTGAGGGTAATTATACTAAATTACCAATACACCCCTACGTATTAGGGTTTATATTAGGCGATGGTTGTATTTCCGGTAATAGGCCTACAGTTAGAGTATCTACCAATAGAGAGGATTGGCCAGAGATAGTTGATAGATTAAGGTCATATTTGCCAGACCCAAACCTGGTTCATGAAGGTACAGAGGTAAGAGGGGCTAAACATTTTAGGATTCATGGTTTAGGTAAAGAACTCAAGGATTTAGGATTAATTGGTTGTAAGTCTAAAGATAAGTTTATACCAGAGTTATATTTGAAATCATCAATCGAGAATCGTAGATTATTATTAGCTGGTTTATTAGATACTGATGGATGTGTTGGTTCCAAAAAGAAAATCTCAAAGGTTTCTACGTATTCATCTAAGAGTGAGCACTTAAGAGATGGTATTAGCTATTTGGTAAGATCCCTTGGAGGCCTATCTACTAAAAATGAAAGTACCCGGTTTAAGTATGGTAGGTATACTACTTCATATGTGTGTTCAATACGACTAACCTTTAACCCTTTTCTAAGGAAATATAAAACTAAATCCTATGGTGAGTTTACCAGGAGAAATAGAATGGTAAATACCATAAGAAATATTGAATATATAGGGAAAAAGGTATGTAGGTGCATTAAAGTAGATTCTTCAGAAGGCCTATATATTACCAGAGATTTTATAGTTACCCATAATTCAACTATTCTATCGGCATTAGTATGGGCAATATATGGGAAAAATCTAAAGGGTGTATCTGATGTAAATACCTGGAAACAGATAAGACCCAAAGAATATCAGGGTACCAAAGTTCAGGTATATTTTCAAAAAGATTCTCATACGTATAAAGTAATACGTTGTCAGAAGTATGAGGGTTTACTTGATGATGGTTCTAAAGGGAAAGATAGACTTATCATTATCAAGGATGGTGATACTATCGATGTAAAGGGTAAAGGTAAAATACAGGACGTAATAAATAGAGAAATAGGTTTATCCTATACTCTGTTTATGAATTCAATTATGTTCGGGCAAGGCATTAAACGACTTATACAAGAATCCAACTCGGATAAGAAAAAGATATTCGAAGAAGTATTCGACTTAGAATTCTTAAACCTTGCCAAAGGCATTGCATTGCAGGATAAGAATAATGTAATTGCCCAGATAAACGAGGTAGAGCATCAATCTCAAATCCTTAAAAGGGAGTTAGAGGTTAACAAAGAGGCTTACTTTGATTTACGTGATAGAGAAAAGTCTTTTAAGAAACGTATAAAAGAAGAACGAAGAGAACTAAAGCAAGATAGGGAAAAGCTAACTTCGTTACTTATACAGAAACAGAAACAGATTAAGGATGAAGTAGATGCTTCTATTCAGATAAAAATTAAGAAACAGAATAAGATAATTCTGGATTTGAGAGGTAAGATAAAAGATGCTAAGAGTTTATCTAATGTACCTTTAAAGAAGGTCATTAAAGAATTAGTAATACAGTTAGAAGCTGGACACTACAAACGTGCATTACGAGATGCTAAATCAATATATAAGGCATTCTCTGACCTTGACAAATATGATAAAGAGTATCAAGAGGCTTTAAAGAGGTTAGAGGAATTAAGTAGTGTTAATGATAAGTACAGAAAACTAAAATCTGAATGTGATGATATTGCTTCTGACATTGCTACTGTTGATGAGGATTTATCTAAACTCAAAGCAGAGAAACTTAAAGTCATGTCTCCCAAGTATAAACAAAAGCTTAGGGAGATTAGGAAAAATCTACGGAAAGTTGATGAAGACTTTCATAACAAAGAAGCTGAGTTAGAGAATTACAATTGGTTAATTAACGACCCATTGGGAAATAATGGAATCAAGGCATATCTATTTGATTCATCACTTGAGTTCTTAAATAAATGCTTGGATAAATATTCAGAGGTATTAGGTTTTAGGATAGAATTTAACATTGATTTAGGGACTGCTAGAAAAGAATTTGTTACTCTTATTGAAAGAGATGGGCAAATCATTGATTATGATGAACTTAGCGGTGGTGAAAAACAATTAGTTAATGTGGCAATGGCATTTGCAATGAACGAAGCCCTTACTGCATCTAAAGGTATCAATCTTGCTTTCTTAGATGAGGTATTTGAATCTCTGAGTTCAGATAATGTTGAGGTTGTAACTCTGTCTCTTATACACATCTCCGAGCCCACGAGACACTGAGCGATCTC